ATGTCCTCAGTACCTGCTCTAAACTTCATATTCATTGGAAACACAACTGTTTGATTTTCATACTTCATAGTGTAAATCCTCTCCTTCTATTATTGTGTCTTTCTACTAACGCTTTAGAAATTTCATGTAACGCTTTTTCTTCGTAACGGTGAATAATATAGTCTGTCTCAAATAGCGAGTTTTCTATCTGAGCAAACGACATGCTATACGTTATGGACAGATCACCGCTTTGCCACCTCTTTTGATAAAATCCGGAACCTTTGTGTTTGTACCAGCCTGCGTTATGTAATTTCTTGATGGATCGTTTAGCATCCGAGTACTTCATTAGTTCCACTCCGGTTCTGGTTGAGATTCTACTTCTACATAATCCTCACCACCGTGAGTATCTACTTCGATCTCCGGTGAACGCTGGCTAAGCTGCATTAGGTACACACCAAGCTCGTCTAAGTAAAGTAAAGAGTTTAATGGGTAATCTGCTCGTACCTCTGCTCTCCATCCTTCGATATAACTATCTTTCCATTTATAAATACGGATTGAACGGTTCATATTAGGATCATGCTCACACTCTAAGATAATATCCATCTCTTCCCTAGAAGACCAGCTGCGTGTCATATTGCTTTCTTCCACTTCTAGTGTGACTGGTACATTTTCATACGTAGGTTCATCGTCATAATCGATCTCTAACTTATCAGTTTCAACATTCTTAGATACAAACTCTTTCCACTTATTAAAGATATCTGTTACACTAACCTTATCCGGAATTTCAGTTGTAGCTATAGTTTTAAAGTTCTTCATCATGGCATTATGCGGAGCCGTAGAGTTCTTTATTACCTCTGTTAATACATGGTCAATCTTAACAATGTGCTCTGAGTAGTCATAGTTCTCGATATAAGGTACTAAAACAGACTTAATCTGCTTTTCGATGACTTTGGTTACATCCCCATAAGAACTGAATGAGCTGTCCAAGGCAGACTCGATACCTTTAACTAACTTTTCCTCCACTAACTTTTCAATAAACCCATCTTTTAACTTATTCTCCACTACTTCTAAAATCGCTTTGTCTAAACTCATTTTAGTTCATCTCCCTCTACCAGCATAGTTATCTTTAGTTGACCTGTTCGCCCTACAAAATCTTCTTCGTATACTGAGTAAGTTCGCCCCTCAATATTCATTAAGTCCATTTTATCCAGATGTACTTTCTGTACTAGATGTACACCCTTCCACACATCCTTATTTCTATCTCGACCCGAAACTCGGACTGCTTTCCCTTCTAGCTCTGGGTTAAATATCTTCCTAAACTCCATTAGTTTCATCCTACTTTCCCTCCCTTTCTAAATGGCGAATCAAATGGTAACATTGTTTGTACACTTTCACCGTTAAGCACGGCCTCGAACAGTTCTACAATATCTTCATGCGAGTTAGGCTTTAATCTATGTATACCTCTTCTAAGTTCGTTTAGCTTATACTCACACTTCTTATTAACCTCTTTGTCTAACGCTATTTTATAGTAGTTAACCGCGGCCATCATTGTGTCTTCTACATCTGATCTAAGCTTAGGTGACGGATGCTCACCTTTACCTGTCTCTTCCCAAATCATATGACAAACATGGTTGGCCTTTGCTTGTACACGGTAATCATACTTAAGCGTCATATCGTCTCATCCTCCTAAATAGCTCGTCTCGAACTCTTACAAAATCCCCGTGGTGATTCCAGTCACCTAGGCTAATTCTTCGACATTCTAGTCTCTCTTTAAGAGCAACCATGTCTTTGTATAAATTGATTAACCGTGCATCACTCATTAGAAACAATGTCAGATGGTTAGCGTCTATATAACTTGTGTATTCCGGTGGTTGTAGCCTACTCATTTATTTTTCCTCCCTTTAACCCCTTTATTTGAAAGCTACCAATCTCTAACCCTCCCAAGTAAGAGCTTGTATCGCCTTCTGTAATTACATAATAACACCCTATTTACCACAAGTCAACAGCTTTTCCAAAAAAAAAATACAGAGTTTTTTAGACTCTGTATCCGGGCCTTACATATAAGGGTTTTCGTACAATTCATCTTCGGTATAAACCGCTCCATCTCTAGACAAACGATAAGCAAACTTAGTAGGATCAATATTGTGCTGGTACACCTCTTCTATAACTGCAGCATCCTTTCGACCATCTACACTTACATATAGCACACGATCATTAATCATATACTTATTTTCTTTTGTAAAGGCTGCTTCCTCGAACTTAAAGCAAGTAAACAGTGAAATATCATTCAAGCCGATGTTATAAGTAGTCCAGTAACGTGGGATATCTGCATCACGCATTGTAACATCATACGATACCTGTGTGACTGTAAACTTCTTTCGCTCTAGACGAACTAGCACGTCTACTCCCTCGTTCCTTTCAAACTTTTTAAGGAAGAGAATCTCACCGTTTAACAGGGCCTGTAACTTATCCTCTAACGTTTCATATGTAGAGAAAGGAACTAACGAATAACTCACTAACTCTTCTACACTAACTGCCATTACACCTCATCTCCTTTCTTAGAATGAAAAACCTGCTTGCTTTAATGAATTGGAAATACGTTTTTCCTCTTCCGTTAAGTCCAGGTTCTCATAGAACTCTCTTTCCGCTTCTTGCATTGTCTCGAATAGCTCATCGTGCTGATCCTCTGGAACAAAACGCATGATAACTTCTAACATAATTGCTTCTTTAGCACTTGCTCTCATAGACAATTCACGTAGCCCGGCAAGGCTTAGCCCATTCAAGCTATTACCTGTAAGCTTGGCCTTTAACTCGATTGCTTTCATTCCTAAAGGAAGGTCAACCACATCGAACTGCTTTACACCTTTCATGGATTTACGGATTACTTCATCCAGTAGCTCAATGTCATTAAACACTGTATCTCGTTTTGTTAGGTCATGCACTGTAGCAGAGGAGCTACTAGATGATTCTGGCTTACTAAATGGTTTAACTTCCTTATCTGCAATATAAGAGACATTATCCTTTGCTCGTTTGTCAAGCAGCTGGATCAGAGGCTGACCCGTTTCAATTGCTTCCTCGCGTTTCTTCTTATAGTTAGTCAGAGAGGCTTTAGACATAGAAAAGTTCTTTGAACTAAGATACTCGAGGATATAGCTATAAGTCTGTCCTTCGTCTAACATGTTCTCTACCTTAGAGCGTAGCTTCGGGTTATTATATAGCTGTACAAGCACGGAACTAGAATCAATACTCTTCTTTTTAATATCTTTTTTGTTTGTCATAATCAGTCAACCCTTCCAAATTAGTGTATATATTAAACATAGTGCGAACCTTGTTGTTTAAGCTTCTATCTCTAATATAATAAATCTCTCACCAAATTTTCACGAATGTATAAATATACACGAAAAATCCACTGTTTAGTTGGGATTTGTTGGTTAAGATAATTTAGCATACCTTGGACAAAAACAAATAGGATAAACATAATCGTAAATAATTGTTTATCCTACTCTTTTATTATACACTATTTGGTTAGGTTTTTAGTTTTGTAGACTGTTGTGGATTAATTGTAAAGTCTCATCTAAATGTCTTCGTGTAGTATACTGAGCTGATAAGATTTTTACTTCCGGGCCATCTTTTAGCGTGCAGTCCTCGTTATGTTCTTTACAGATGTTTTCGATCTTTTCTTCGAATGGTTTGTTTAGGACTACTTTCTCGTGACGATCTCCTCTTTTAATAACTAGAATCAGATGATCGGCCACCTGCTGTACATAGTTATGGTCTAATGATCCCTTAAGCTTAGTTAACGTTAAATTAGTATCCATTAAAAGTCCGCTCCTTTGTCTAGGTCTTCTAGTTTATTGATTTCATGAACATCATACTCTGTGCTATATTGGATTCCTTCTACAGTCTTTTCCGATACAAATTTCGCATATACAACCACTATAAAGAAGTGATCTCCCTCATCCTTTAATAGGCCAGAGCTGTCTTGCAGATGGTGTTCTAATCGCTTCAGTACGTGTGTATCTACATCATAGAACACATCAAGTAGTTCTGTATCGTTATCTATGTAGGTAAAAAACTCAATGTTACTCCCCATGTTAGGCTCTATAAAAACATGACCGGATATAAGTGCCTTGTACTCACCATTTTTAGGAACTTTATCCTCTTCGATAGCCTGTAGCTTATCTAGAATCGTATGATAATCCCCGTAGCGATCCACAAAGGACTTACATGTGCCTACCGTAAGCGCACCAACAGGGTCTTTTGCAGCCCATTGTCTGCTAGCCTCTTGCATGATATACCCAAACTGATGACTATTTTCAGAAATAAACTTTTGTACTGAATTCATTCACTTTTCCTCCTGTTTTCCGTGTATTTCTTTTGGTAGCAGTGTAGCAAACATAGGCGTATTCTCACCCATATAGGCGTTTATGACGTTATAGTCCAGATATTCTAATGCATCTTCTTCTGCCATACTGTCTCGATTGACTAACACAGTAACACAGGCTTCGATATCGTATAGAGCTACAGGTATGCCACCAGCTGACGTAACTACACCGATTAGGGCAGCATCAAATCCGTCTGCAAATAACATGTCCTCGTTCGCTTCTGCTAGTGCTTCTCGTAACTCCATTAGTTAACCTCCTTAGACTTAGCTACTGCTTTAACCATTGCGTCACATATAGCTAAGCTTGGTGTTGATGCACTACCGGTGGTCAACCTTGTGTTATATACTAAAGTACAGGTGAACGAGTGAGGGCCTCTTTGGTACAGCGATACAAAATCCCCTTTAAACTTATCCAGTGCGATCCAGGCATCTTTAATGTTCTGTGAGGGTCTGAATAACACCATGTCCTCTGTCTCATTTAAGCGTACAAAACACCCTCTCGTATCCCTCGCATATCTTTCATAGTGTAACCCTAAACACTCTCGGATTATGATAAAATCTAGTTCTGAACTGCTAAGCATTTACTCTCCTCCTTTAGTTAACTACTGTGGTTCTTTTGATACCTGGAATAGCTTGCAAAATACCTGCCAGTTCTAGTTGCCTTTGGGCTCTACGAAGAACATAATCAATGTTCTCACCTTCTTTTAATCGGCCGTTATCGTCTAAATGTTTATTTGGAATCCATACGTTCTGATTGGTGCTGTTTAGGGTGAATCTTTTTGCTTGCCTGTGTTTATAGTCTTTCCGGGGAATTAAAGCTAGCCTAATTCCTTTGTAATAACTAATCATTTACTCTCCTCCTAGAACTCGTCTGTAATTACTAGCTCTAGAATCTGATCTAACTCATTAACGTCTAAAGCATCCATCACCTTAGCTACATGCACCTTATTCAGAACTGAACGAGAATTACGGGACATCTCTGAAATGGTAGCACGTCTCAACCCAGTCATTTCTGCTAGTTCAGCCTGAGAAAGACCTTTTTCTGCTAATAATTGTTTAATTTTCAATTTAAATTCATATTTTCTAATTGCCATTGTCAGTTAGCTCCTTTTTAATAGGTGCTTAACTTTTTTACTGTTCGGACTTCATTAGCCTGCCGTCGGATCATTTTATCGCATTCCCAATCGTACATCACTTTCCATGATAAGCAGTTTAGGATACGACCAAACTTATCTAACCGGTAAGGTATATTCATTCCATATCGATATGCCCATTCTTCGTTAGCCTCTACATTATGTACAGTGGACATTTGACTAAGTAGTTCTTCATCTGTTAACTCTCTGTAATTCATTTTCTAACACCTCCTGAGTTCAGCTAATACAATGAACCCTCCCAAGATCATCGGATTACCTGTTAGTATGGATATAACCTGATAGAAGTCCTCCCAAACGTTCTATACAAGTATACCGACACTAGGACGTGTATCCATCCCTGTAACTCATAACCTGAGTATAAAGGACAAACTACTGAAAGTCAACCACTATTTTGATAAATTTAGAGAGTTATATAGGTGTGACGTATTTTAATCCGTTGGTATGACTGGCTTGAAGACCTATTTAAAAATATTCCTGACATATTATACGACTTAACCCCTCTGTATTATTTATATTTATTATTACTCTATATATTAATAAAAGATTAAATAATATATAAACAGAACAGTTAAGATTTTAATATGTCAGAAAGAACAGTAAAACAGTTAAGAGCCCTTGATACAGCTAGGTTTAAAATATGTCACTTTATCAAGAGCGTTACCATTTTTAGTAATATAACGGATACAAAAAAAAGACACCCATAAGGATGTCCTATCAATTACCTGTAAGCATTCTCATTTCTAACCAGTCAGTACCTACTACATGCGCACTGCCTGATGTAAGTCTTACCCAACCAAAAATAACATACTTGCTTCCTGCAGTACCTACCTCAGCTTTATTCGAGTTACGAACCTCGTCCCCTGCGGTGTAAGCTCCTGTAGTAGGGATAGCGGATTTTACAAATATACGTTTCCCGCCCTCTGACCAGTAGTACCTGTCATAGTTATACTCACGTAAAAAAGGCTGTATCGGCGTTATAGGGAAGTAATCCGGGCTGTTGAATAGGTTGGCTAGCATACGGAACTTACGAGCGTATATTGCAGCCCCTTCTACGATAGTACCGGAACCAAAAAATTTGCGTAGTGTTGGTGTACCTACTACAGTGTTATTTTGTTCATAAAACCCATCTATATCAAGGACACCATTATCACCTAGTGTAGCAAAAGAGAAGTCAGTAGCTTTAGCTGTGTCAATCTTACTGTACACTAAGGATACGTTTCTCACTGTAGCTCTTGACGCTAGTCCGTCTATAGCAAACATAGTAGGGAAGGAACCATTAGGCTCGTAGCCCTCATAGTGTATACTGTTAATTTCAAGATTACTACCAGAAATAACAGTTCCTTTGTTATAATACCCATGCTCAATGTTTAACTGATTAAACACGCCCTCGTTCATACCTTTAAAAAAGAAACCATAGTTAGCTGTTAGCTTAGTCTGGGCTGCGTAGTTATTCCAGTTAACTACATAGATATTGTCCAGTCGACTGCCTGTATGACCGAACCCGCTTAAGTATACCCCAGCATAGTTGAAACGTGTTACACGGATATCTCTTAGTGTAGCAGAGTAGATGTGGGTCGTAGCATCATCACCTAGATAAATACCGGCTGTGTTATTTTCAATGTACAATCGCTCTAGAACAGCCCCGTCCATCAATCCGTATTTACTCAAATCAATACCGACACCGTTAGGGACTACTTCAGCAGAAGGTAGACCAAAGTGACCGAAATATAAGTCGGAAACGTAAGCTACACTTCCCAACATGATTACAGCCTCAGCATTTGTGTATTGGACAATCTTAGACTGCCCTCTACCATATCCCCGCATACGAGCACCATACCCGTCGAGAACCTTATTGATACGGTAAGTTCCTTTAGGTATGTTAACCCATTCTCCCTCTTTTAACGCCTGCTGAATAGCACACCAGTCCAGCTCTAACGACTGCCAAGCATTAGTCGCAGGGTCTATCCCAATAGATGTTAGGAAGGTGTTGGTTAGTGCAGGATACTTTACTTGCATGTCGGGAAGTGTTTTAAAAGTAGGGTAGGCTAGTGCGCTGGGATTGCTTGAGTAAATAGGTCGGCTCACCCCATCCCCAACTGCGCCATATTTTCGATCCTTAATATTAATACCATCTTCAAATAACCGCTTGTCTACTTCGTTTATCCAGCTAGGTAGCGATGTGTAGGTGTAACCGTTTCGTGAACTTATAGGGCTACCTACTTTAGTATCCATAGAGACTACCTGCTCCCCTAGACTGTCAATCTTAGCACTAGGGTCTTGAATATCTTGGTACATGCTATCTCTAAATAAATTTGTCATATGTAAACCTCCGTTCTTTAGTTAATCCTATATAATATAACGGTTAGACGTAAACAAAAAAAAGCAGACTATAAAGTCTACTCCGCTAAGTACTTACTCTTCATTTCTTCAGTAGCTATCAGTTCATAACCCTTAGCTCGAGACTTATGCTTCTTCAACCATCCTTCTTCAACTAACTGATTCATCAGGTCAGGCATCGCATTCTGTTTAATACCAAGCTCCTCTCTTAGCTTACTAGTTTTAGTTTCCCTTGTAGTAGCAATAATTCGTTTAAGCTGATCGAGCACCGTTTCTTCTTCCTCGATAACCTCTTCTACAACTTCTTCTACAACTTCTTCAACAATATCCTCAACTACAGGAATGATCTCCTCCTCGTTAGAGGACGCTATTACCGTCTTAGAGCCTCCGTAGAAGTCGATAAGGTTTTGGTATACCTCCGCCTCTTTAACCTCGTCAGGACTGACCATAGGGCTCTGAAAACGGATAAAAGCACTCTCGTTAGGGAGTCTCATAATCCCATCACCTTGCCCATTAAGTTGCCGGGAACCTATTCCTGTACCGAACACCGTCATATAGTCCTGGTTATCATTTAGACGGAAACTGATAGCCGCAGGGAGGTTTGACTTAATACGCCCACTAACTACCTTAGCAGTTGGTTTTTGTGTAGCCACAACTAAATGAATTCCTGCTTTACGGGCTTTCTGCCCAAGGCGAGTAACACACCCCTCTACCTCCTTATTGGTATCGTACAAGTCTGCATATTCATCTATCACACACACAATATATGGCATAGTCTCACCAGACTGTTTATTGTATAATTCGATATTCTTTACACCGGCTGCTCTAAACGTGCTGTATCTTCTATCCATCTCCTTTGTAAGACTATACAGTACTTTATACGCCTCATCCATGTCCGTTACAACTTTGCTAACATGAGGGAACTCCTCGTAATGGCTCAGTTCTACCTCTGCAGGATCGATCATAATAAATTGTAGTAATTCAGGGGAGTAATTCAGAATTAAGCTGACAATCAGTACGTTTACAAATACCGACTTACCACTCCCTGTAGAGCCCGCAATCAATACGTGAATCAGTTTAGCTAATGATAGGTAGATAGGCTCCCCTAGTTCATCTACACCAGCTATAAAAGCTAAAGGGTTCTCCGCAGCGAACGCGATAAACTCCTCGTTTTCGGCTAGTTCACGCAGACAGATAGCCGAAGGGTTCTCAATAGGTGTAGTAAACTTGATCGTATCCGGTTCGTTACCCTCCTCTATACTAAGTGAAATAAACCCAGTAGCTGCTCGTAAGTCATCTATCTTCTTAGAAATAGCTGTATACGTCTTTCCTTTAGGTATATCGACCTGAACCATATTTAAGCGAGCACCGCTAATCACCTTTTCATTGTATAATCTGGCTATATCAATCAGCCCAATCCTCTTCAACCCGTCGGCAATCTTAGGTACAAGCGTATCGTCCACTTTCACTACCGGACGGTTATACATAGGGAGTAACTCAACTGCACTAGAGCGAGTACCCTTTACCACTTCTAACGCTTTTTCCGCCTTCTCTAAGGTACCGCCCAATAAAGAGAATATCTCACCTAAACTAAGTATCTGATCTTTCGTATAAGCCGCTAATACACAATTGTCAAATACAGATACAACTTTTTTATCCACGGATTTGCTTATCTTCAATGTATTAAACGCTGTATAGTTCTCTAAAGCGTACTGAATATACTGTATGATATCATTTACTCGTTCAGATTTAATCGCAATCCGGCACTGGAACTGGAAGCCATCTCCTTTAATTTTCTCCTCTGCTTCATCTATATAAGGCTTTAACGGCTCCGGTTGTATTTTCCCTAACACACGAACAGCTTTATCTTGTAACTTACGTCCTATTGAAGACCAGGCAGGTTTCTCATTACCATGTAAGTAACTATCATACATATCAACTGCCCGATCTCTCCAACCATACTTTCTCCTTATCAACCACTGTACAAACACTTCCTCTTCCGCATGTAAATCCAGCTCATATAAGTCCTGAAAGAACAGGCCGTTTTTACCCTGTTTTAAGGGGAGAAAGAACGCTTCCGATAAATACCCCTCGAAGAAGCTAAACTCCTCTGTAGGACGCTCTCTGTGCCTTAGAACAGGCTCCTCAGTGGTATCTACATAAGAAGGAGCTACTACATAGGTATTTGCCCCCTCATTAGTTAAGTGACGCTCCACCCCGAAGACCGAATCGTTAATCTGATCCAGTACTTCGGTAAACTGGTTTTCTATATCCTCAGTAGGAATAAACACGTTAGCTAAATTATGGTAGTCTGGGTATATCTTTTTAATTATCATCGTCTTCCCTCCTTAATGTGCTTCATCACCATTAAACTATTTGCAATTTGCATTCCACTACTAAAAACTAATGATGTAAGGTTGACAAGAATTAACAATGAAACTGTACCCATTTCAATCACTCCTTATTTTTTAGTTGGATTAGGCTTTCCGAAAGCTTTCTTTACTAACTTAATAGGTTTACCAATCATTGTTTTGGACTGAACGTAGTTGCTCGCAACCTTTTTAGCTGTACCCTTTACAGGCAGAACTTCGTCTAGTCCTTTACCGTGGTCTAAATGTTTTGCTATGATCTTCGGCGGACTAATCATACGCCCAAAACCACCTATAATTACTAGTAGTTTTACTAAGAAACCTGTGAACTGAACTGGTGTACTCACGCCGAACATAAACCAGCCCAAGACTAAGAGGAATAAGGAATAGTATACTTGAACTAATGAGAGGTGCTTAACATTTTTCCACCACTCTGTGTAGTAATGTCTATAGCTGTCGAAGATCCAAGCTGTGAGAGCCAAAGGACTCGTAATTCCGAGCACCATAAGATCGAAGAACCTCCGCCCATTCTTCCACAAGACGGGAATGATTGTAGAAATGAGAACAATATCAAATATAGCGAGTGTAGCAACCTCAAATACTCCTACATTCATAGGAACCGCAACGTTCTTCATTGTAGAGGCTCCCATACTAGAAATAATATCCGAGACCTTATTCAGACCCTGGAACGCTTTCTGGAAGGCGAACGGTACTGCTGTAGATGCACCTGCAACCAAAAACCACCTCTTCATAATGGTTTGAATGTCCATCGGTTGTGATTGTTTGAACCCCTTTTTGTTAAACATAGGGATCATTCTTTTCATTCCTTCGAGAATAGTTAACACGGAGACAAGCCCGATAGATAACAAGCTGAACATGTATGTTGTGTTTTGGAACCATTCGTTATCAAATATCCATAACGGTGTCTTTAAAATTAAATCTGAACACAATTCGTATAACCACGCCATTAGATTAACCGATCCTTGTGCAATTGTCCGGGGTAAGTTATCCCACCACTCCTGTATGTTTTGTATAGTTTCATTAAATTGCTGTATAACTCCGGGAGCCTCTTTAACAGCTTCGACTGTAGAGTTGATATGGGTTTTTAGTCCTGTAGGATTACTAAGCGCAGCTGCGTGTGCTTTCGAGGATATAGTTGTGATGAAAGTAGTGGAGACGACTGCGAACGGTATAAGTAACCCTCTTAAAAGAGACTGCCTAGTGCGGGTAAGTTTTTGAAGACCACTTGCGCCAGATAGAAAAGAGCGTAGACTACGGGTACAGAAATCAATACTTGCACTAAACCCTTGACAATATCTAGACTCCATTGACTCGCTATGTCGCCCTTTCGGAACATTTTGTAAATCCCAGCAACTCCCAGCATTACCATTGACAGGGCTACTCCCGAAGATACGGTTATCGCTGCTAGTGACAGACCCCACTGCATGATAGCTGCAGGAGTTATAGCCTGCCCTGTTACGGTTGCTGTTGCCGCTAACGCTTTTGGAGCTGATTGAATGCTTACGGCTGTTATAACCGCAAACCCTTTTACTAACTTCTTCAACTGCTTTACCTTTCTTGCTTGTTGGCTCGGAGAACCGGACATCACCTCCCGTGTTAAGGTCTCTATCATAAAAACCGCCTTCTTCTCTTCATAGTTACCTACTGACAGTTCTTTCACCGGACGGATATAAGAAACACCCTCTGTTAAACTTTTAGCACCTATATTGATTTTCATATGAATCTCCCCTTATTAGTTATTTTAATTATTTAACGTTCGTGCTATTGTTTCTTCTCAATTGGTCTGTATGCGCTCTGTGAGCTTCCCTTGGTGAATACCCGTTAGAAGATAAATCTCTGGAACCTCTACCTGTTTTACCGAACGTAGGTTCCCATTCGTGGAAGAATTTTAGAGCAGCTACTACACCACTTCCTGCACCCATCATTACACATACTGAACCTGCCACCATAACGATCCCACTCAATACCATAATAAATCTCTCCTTTTAAAATAAGAATGGTAAAACATTTTGAATAATAAAGCCGACTGTATCTAATGAATAATGAAGAAACACACTGATGAGGTTTGTCGCCATTTCAGAAAATGTGTTGTTTAAGCTGTCCATTGCATTATTAAAGATGTTACCTGCGTCCATATGTTCGTATACGTTACAACCCTCTGTAGACGGCATCACACCTTGCGGCACTTTATCATTACTAGCTAAATAAGGTTCTGGGCTAATGAATTGACCTTCCTCGTTCTTTACTCCGAAATGTAGATGTGGCCCGGTACTCCTCCCCGAGTCCCCTGAAAGGGCTAACAAATCACCTTCATTAACACGCTGCCCAACATGAACCTTTGTATTATCAGACAGGTGACCAAATATTAAATGGTTACCGTGCTCATCACGCATAATCACTCCTTTACCTATGTTCTGATTATGGTAGTCAACAATCCTCTCTACAACTCCACTAGTAGGGGCTTTGATTTCACTGCCTAGATTCATTGCCAGGTCTAAACCTGTGTGTCCACCGGGATGTAGAGAATCCCTAGCCCCAAACTGGGTTGTTACTCGGTGAAAATCATTTCCGTTCAGTCTAACTTGCATTGTAAACACCTCTTAGTTAATTTTATAAAGTTACAGCTTACCCTATTCCTTTAAATTTTTTTTTATTTACTTACCTAGTCCTGTATGTTACAATCCTAGTATAGACAAGCTATGCATAGGAGGGCTAGTAATGGAAGAGATATGGAAACCTTTAAAAGGTCTTGTTGAGAATGGTGATAACTATGAAGTTAGTAACCTAGGTCAGGTACGCCGAGCAGACTCGCACAAGATAATGGCACTAACTACTGTGGATAACGGGTATAAGAGAATTGGTTTGAGTTTAAAAGGCGTAAAGATAACTCACAGTGTACATAGGATGGTAGCCTTAGCGTTTATACCTAACCCAGATAATAAACCAATGGTTAACCACAAGGATGGAGTCAAAACAAATAACAAACTAAGTAATTTAGAGTGGGCTACTCAATCTGAGAACATCAGCCACGCCTATCGAAATCGCTTAGTAAGGAAGCAGAATGGGGAGCTAGGTAGTGCAGCTAAATTAAACGAAACTAAAGTTAGAGAGCTTAGAAGGCTATATGAGTTAGATGGATACTCGTGCTCCAAACTAGCCGAAATGTACGAGGTTAGCTCTTCGGCTATACAGAATGTGGTGACATACCGAACATGGAAGAACGTTGATCCGGATGGGTTCTTTTCAGTAGACCAGCGCCGCCGAAGTGGGTTAACAGAGACACAAATAAGCGATATCATTCAGAAGTATAAAAAAGGTCTTTATACAATTACCGAGCTTGCAAATATCTACGGGGTAGCTAAGGGCCGGATATCTGATGTTTTACCTTATATCCCCGAAGACCCAGCGAGAAAGCTAGAACCTGTGCGCAAAGATAAAAAAGTGTATAAGAAGTTAACCGAAGATAAAGTAAAAGAGATCAGAAGATTACATTCGACTAAAAAGTACAGTAATAAACAAATAGCTGACTTGTTTGAGATTTCTCATTGGAGTGTATACGATGTTGTAAACTATAAATCTTGGAAACATGTTGAGTGATCTTCATGTTTCTTTTTTTATCAATTTTTCCATTAAATTTGACCTCACTATGAGCCCCTCATAAGACCCTAATACCATTCGACCCGCTTAAAAGATATATACATAAAACCGCTCTATAGAGCCTTTTTCGAGAGGTATTTTCCATAATACCCAGGTATTAAGGTATTTGGGTAGTAGGGTATTTAAACAATGGAGGGGTTGCTGTCTAACTTAGTGACCTACTCTTTAAAAGTCATCCAAACGAGCTTTAATTTCCTCGTCCTCCACCTCTTTTTTATCCAATTTCAAGTCACTAAAGTCCAGGTTATTACTTTGTAATACAGGAGATGGTTCGACATTTCTAGGTACATACTGTACAGTAGCCCCTTGTGACTTAAATTTAATCCCATCTCGTATCAATCCCCTTACGATGGAGGAAAAATCCTCCATCTCGATCAAGGGTTCCAAATACTCAATAATATCCTTATCCTTTCGGTCTCTAAGGTACAGTGTGCGACGAATAGCCATGTCATCGTACCCCTCTAGCAGCTTTCTTCGACTGTCTGATACCGTACTTACGGAGGCCATTTACATTTGCATATCTATCTAGGAACCTAGTGTTAACTCCTTGAACCTGCCCCTCTAGATATGGTCTAAGCAGGGTAGAACCACCGCCAGTGAATATGAGTGTATTTACAAAGCTCCAAGAGTCTAATAGTAGTGTGTGTAGTGTAGAGATAATGTCATCTGCATGAGCACGATATGTGCGGTCTAAGATCGGGCTAATATCCATTCCCTTTATGGAGCCGCTGTGAATAATACTAGGTAGCTTACCGCTAGGGATTGCAGAGCCTAACTTTTCCTCTAAGGTACGGCCGATCTGTAAATAAGATTTAAACATCCCTAAATTGTTCTGCAGAGACAATTCTTCCTGCTCCTCTAATGCGTCTACTGTAAGAATGTTAAGTGTACGAGAGCCGATATCCACTAATACGTTAAACCCTTTTGCCATTGACATGTCGGTTATATCCCCCATGTCGTCTAGTATGATGTCACACAAGCTACCAAATGGCTGCTTCTTAATGTTCACGTCTTCTACATTAATTACCTTTTCAAAGAAATGAGTACCGTCTGTGGAAAGCTTAACTTCATGTGTACCAACTACCTGCTGGATTAAATCGAATCGTCTTTCAGGTGTATCAAACTTTAAAGGTAAGTTCATCATAAGCAGGTTAACAACTTCCCGGTTCCCTGTACACATAAGTCCTAGCACTGTTTTTAGAAGAATGTTAGAGTTATTGGTATTATGCTTATGATCTGCAGCGTTCCATCGGATAGAAGGGTCTAGCTTCACTGCGTAATCACCTACTACATACCGTTCTTCGTCAACCTCTACTGCAATATACTTTAGTTTGTTATCTTTCCCGAAGTCCTCTTTAGGCTTTGGCTTGAATGAGGTAACAAAGGAAGGAATATGCTCTGTTACCCCATTACTACTATACTTTGAATCTCCGTAACCATCATCGTACCCTTTAACCACTAAGTTTTCAGCTTTTTTCATTGTAAATCGCTCCTTTTGTGTGAGAAAGTGTGAGTGTTAATTACTTCCTCTGATTTTGTAATACCTTTTGTATACTTCATATATATATGGGGTGTTGCCTAAATATTGCACGTACCAGAAAAAAAATTAAAAAAAAAAGAAGAGGGGTTTAATCCTCTTCTACACGCCATGCTCGTGTGTCTACAATTACATTACCTTCTGTAATTCGCTCGATACGGTCTACAGGGACTCTAACAATAACATCCTCGGGCTCGAACCGTTCTGTTGACCCTCTGGATTTCCTACCTCGATTATATAACATTAGGTCAACATGATGAAAATAAACACGAACATTCCCATCTTTATCTGCTAAGCGTTCAATATTATATCTCGGGTTTTCGTCACATTTTTTAGTGTACTCTTCTATACGTCTACGGATACGTTCGTTAAAATTCTCCATTACAGCTCTACCCCTATAATATTGTCTACTTTATAGAACTTAGGTTCGTATCCGAACTCTTTCATCCAGTCCATTAGAACTGTGTTAAGCCGTTCTTCTAATACTGAAAAGTCTTCTTGCTTAACATCGTTTAGATAGTCTTCCGCTACTTCTCCGACCTCTGAGTATATCTGTTCCGATATGATCTCTAAAACATTGTCAACATCCACATGAGCAGCCGTTATTGGATCGAATACCTGCCCTACATAAATAACTTCGCCTTCGTCTTCTTGCTCTCGTGCGTCTGCAATGGCTTCTGCTATTGTATCAAAGAAATCATTCGTACGGAAAATTTCATCATTTGTACTCCAAATCCATTTACCTTCATTACTATTCATTTATTTCTCCTCCTCATATCTCCTCATAGTAATAAACAATTCCACTGTGGTCTTCGTTTACACGCCGCTTTAGATAGTAACGAGTAATTTTTACCGTATCTTCTATACCCGGCTCTACTTCTGAGAAGTAAGTAGTCGGGTTCTGCTGCACAGCAACTTGAAACTCATGACCTTTCTTCTCGCGACACTCTACGCAAGCACACTTAATGTCATGCGTAATCTCTGTCTTGTCCGTTTCAGCTTGTAAGCTATCCATTTTCTGTTCGCGTAAGGCGGTATAGATAAAATCGAAACGGTTTTCACTAACTAAATGGAAATACTGGTTAATAACGGAGCGCATTGTTTCTCTCTCCACATACCTACGACCTTCTCTAAGCTCTTCTACCGTGATGTTATGTATCGCTGCGATGTCTGTTATAAGCTGTATTAACCGAGTAGTGTATCGGCGAGCTAGACTCTTATCCGATGGGTGCCGGATAATAACCTCATCCGGATCACGCTCAGACGGAACACTACTTTCTAACTTACCATCGAATACCTCACTATTAAACTGGTACCAAATCCACAGGCGATTGATAATTGATTGTTTAGGGTCAGGATAAACCCGACCCATGTAAAAGTTCTCAAATTTCATCTTCATCCTCCCCAGAAGCTTCTTTTAGTGTCCATTCAAATCCTACAGCTCTCATTAACATGTTCATTGTTTCAACACCGGGGATAATGTCTCCTTGGAAGATAGCCTCTACTGTATCGTAAGGCAGCCCGGCCTCGTCCGCTAACCTCTCCTGTGACCACTTTAAGCGATCCTGGCGAGCCATTACCTTACCTAATGAATCTAGTACAAACTTACGATACGGATCAGTTTCCCACAGTTCCTGTTGTACGTCTGTGAATGTCTTAATCTTTGCCATTTGTTTCTCCTCCTGTTTAACTTTCATTTTATCACTTAGGAAGCTGTACAACTTCTCGGTGAATATGTCCATTATATCCCACCATCCCTACCCTTTGCAAGAATTTATTTACTAAAAGTCAATCTTCTTTAAAGATAAAGTAGCCGATACCAATTCCTAAGATTACGTGGTAGAAATCATTCCAGTACTCCGCAGCACGATGATAACCTGCTTCGTTTGTAATCCCCTAAATTACAGCACCTATAAATGTTGATACTAAAATCCATAAAATTAGCTTACCAGTTTTACTCATTACTTTAACTCCCTTCCTTTCTTGTCTGTTCTTATATAAGTGATATCGCAGCAAATTTTCCTATTGTGGATAGAACCATCGGATAATATAGGGAAGTGGTTTTCTCTTGTACACTTCCCGCAGAAGAACTTGCGCATGAGTGGGATTTTATACTCCATGTTACACCTCTTTAAATATTTTTATGGAGAAGTTGTGAAGCTCCATTTGCGCGGTGTTGTACGCTTTCAGGATAAGGTCATAAGCTGCACTGTCTACGCCTAAAGTCTCTTCAGCGTCGCCTAATGCCCGCTCAGCTGTAAACACGTTCTCGTTTAGTTGCACCATAGTATTATAGATATATTGAGCAGTTAGTTTAGATTGTCTCATATTAGTCATCCTCTCCATTCGAAATCTGGCATATCTACTTTGAAGTGAGTAAACCTCTGATTGAACAATTTGTCGAGTTCCTCTTGCTTTTCGTGTTTAGCTTTAACCAACATACGGTATGCGGTGCTATCGGTACCTAATTCATCCTCCACCGATCCCGCAGCTTTATCGAATTCGTCTACCTCGGCCTGTAATCTACTGATCTCTGTATAAATCTGCTTCCCTGACAATACTGATTCCTTCATATTAATTCTCCTCCATTTCTTCTTCAGCTAAAATTTTACGGTACTTCTCGCGAGTTAACAGTTCGATATAGTCCTCTGTATCCTGGATTAAGGCATCTAAGGCTACGGGAGATGAACGGCGAGTGAGCCTACCTCTATAGTCCGTATCTAGCATATACTGCTCTCTCATTGATCTAAGCTCACCTAAATTTTTATTTTTATAAGTGATAGTGTCCTCGATTTGTTCTTTAGTAAACTGCTGAATAACGTCCTTGGTTAATTTGTTCTGGTGCTGCTGGATAACCGCTTCCAACTTAAGGATGGTTTTACCTTGGGATTCAACCTGCTGCTTTAGCTCTGTAACCTTGATCTCTGTCTCGGCTAGTTTAGCCTTGTAACCTTCTATTTCTTTATTTTCTTTGGCCTTAGCTGCTTGCTCTGCTTCTTCTCTAGCTAGCTTTTTTAAATAGCTCCACATATTAATTCTCCTCCTTCTGTTTCTCTAACTTAGCTACTCGAGTTTCAAGGGACTCAATACGGCTATTTTGTTTCTGTACGATATTTATTGTTCGGTCTAGCTGATCGGCTAATTTCTCCATAAGGATAAGAACAGAATCTAAACTAGTGTGCATCATTTATTTATCCTCCTAAAGGACTGCTTAGTTTAAGCATCCCGTATAATGTAAATATTCCTGTTAAGGGTAATAAAGGGTCAAGGGTAGGAGCCTTAAATGGATTATGTTCCTTGACCGGTACTTCTTTTACTTCCGGCTCCTGGACTTTCTTATGTGTAACGGGCTTTTCATATGTAGGACGTGACTCTAAAGTTGCTACCCGTGATTCTAATTCCAACTGATTTGCTCTGTATGCTTTTCGTGTGGCCTCCATTTGGAGCTCTAACCTGTCTATACGTAAGTTAACATCTCGTTGGCCTTGCATAATAAGCGCATACCCACCGGCGATCATGTTTGCTATGAAAAAGAGTAATAGTATTAGTAAGAGTATGAGAAGACGCTTAAACCATCTACGTTTATCTGGTTTGCGTTTCTTCTTCACTGTTTAGTCCTCCTCTCGCTCCTCCATCTCACTTTCCGTTGTGAAGCAGTTAGGACAAAAACTTTCACTGCAACAAGGGCAACTGGTTAACCATGTGTTACACTCTGTACATTTTTCCATTTAATTCTCCCCCTAGTTACCTTCATATTTTATAATCTGGATACCTACTAAATACTGACCTAGTTCTTCAATATGCAGCTCTAGCTCACTACCGTCTACTTCGCACATTAGGTTAACGCTCTCTACCTCCCGATAGGGTTTATCCTCATCTCCTGGGATGTAGTTAGCGTGTTGCTTATTAATCTCATGAGCTACTGGAACAGTTATCCCACATTCAAAATCAGCAGGCATAACCTCAATCCCTACTACATTACCTCCCATTGTTGTAACTAAGTGGCCTCGATAATCCTCATACTGGAATGTGAGTAGCATTGTGTGTACCGAATTAAAATTTAGTGTATACTCTGGGTTATAATATTTAATTGTCTCCATTTAATTTTCCTCCCTTTCTACATGCTTTGTATAGTAATCTGCTAAATAAGGTTTAGTAACGTTAAACCGGATGCTGGTGTGATCCATGTCTTGCAAGTACACATGAGTTAGTGTTTCAGCTAAGACACGATAACGCCTCCACCCTCTTAACGTACTTTTATCTGCTTGAGTGTAAATAACCTTTTCTTTATCCATCTTCTATCTCCTCCGTTTCTATAATCCTATTGTACAAGCTTATTTACCTAAAGTCAACCCCTATTTAAAAAAAAAATCTGAGGGAAGTTTTTAGCTTCCCACGTTAATACGGAAATTAACAGCATCTACAGGGATATGAGACAGCATAGTCTTTAATTCATCTAACTTAGTAATCACTTCATCTATAGATACCTGTTTACCGGATACATTGAAATTAAAGTTATATTCTACTTTAGCTTTAGGCTCTTCTACCTCACCCATAGTAATGCTTATACCTTCTGGGTGGTAGCCTATCTTATGCGGCCCTATCTGTGTAACAGGCTGTATAGCCCCTCTATCCATCTTCTTAACATAGTCCGCCATTCCTTCGGCCTGTACACGGATCATATGCTCCGCCAACTGTTTGCCCTGTTCCTCCATTTGTTTCATAGCAGGGGATTTCTCACCACCGCCAAGTTCATACATAACCGCTGCAGGTTGTTCACTAGCTATAGACTGTACTGGTATTACTTTCTTAACTAATGTTTTCTTATTTTTAGTTGTTTTACTTTTCTTACGAGGTGCGTTCTTAGCTCTATTTTTATTTTTCACTGCTTTAGAGCGGTATGTTCCAGCTAATCCTCCCACAGTGCTCAATGGAACCTCTGTACGAGCTGCAATTTCCTTGTATGTTAGTTCCGTAGACTCCAATAAGCGAATAGCCTCTTCACGGTTTCCTTTAGGACTTTTATTGTTACCCATAATAATCGTCTCCTTCTCTTCTTGTTTTTTAGGTTCACCGATAGCTATAACCATCTTTGTAACTTTAGGTGTGGGTTTTACTACTGTCTCTTCCTCTTCATTAAACCCGCCTTTCATCTTCGCTATAATACTCTTTTCTAGGCGTGAAACCTGTACTTGAGATATTCCTAGCTCTGCTGCTGTTTCTGACTGTGTGCGATCTCTATAGTATCTGAGATAAACAATCAGTTTTTCTCGTTCTTCTAGGCCAGCTATAGCTTCCCTAACTGCCATACGATCCAACCAGTTAGCGCCATTTACATCTCCGTCCATCATATCGGCTAATGTTATAGGGTCTCCATCATTCTCGTATACAGTTTCCTCTGTGGATAGCACTTTACCTCCATTTTCTTTTAGATAACGTAGTGCGACATTTACATACCCAACCGAAGTGCTACCTAATTCCAGCTTTTCAATAATTACTTCAGGCAGTTCCTTGGTCAATCCCTCTCTGTGAATCTTGTTTGCGAGCTCTTTGATCGTTCGTGGTACCTTTACAGTTCCATCATCTCTGATAAATCGCTGTATCTCCCCTATAATCATAGGGACAGCATAAGTAGAGAACTGTACATCGTAGTCAAAGTTGAATTTATCAATACTCTTTAGTAGTCCGATAACCCCTAACTGGAACAGATCATCTAGCTCATAGCCGCGGTTTTTAAAACGCTGTACTGCATTCCAAACCAATCTAGTATTCTTCTCAACTAAGCTGGCTCGTGCGTCCTCGTCTCCGGCCTGTGACTGTTTAATTAGTTTCCTAGCCTCTTCCTTAGATAAATGATTCTTCTTCTTCACTTCATTCCTCCCTCTCCCCAATGCGTCTATATGTACTAACTTGTCTGTAATTAGACTATAACATAGACAAACTTACCTTGTCTACATTTATTTTCCAAAATAAACAAAAAAAAAGTAAGGAGCTAATTTAGACTCCTTACTGGACTGCGGCTAGTTCACGGTTTGCCCACCGTTTTTCCCGAACTTTAGCTAATGCTCTACCTTTAATTGCGGCTCTCTTTTCTTCTGAACGATACTGTTTAGAGAAAGTAAATAGTGTACCTGATGGAACTCCTGTTATTTCACTAATATCTACACAACGCATATCTGTCTCTACAAGTAAACGAATGGCCTCTTCACGATCCCCTTTAGGATTGTTACGTACCCCTAAACGACTGCCATCTTTGGCTCTAACGTCTTTTTTATTGTTCGTCCGCGCCTTACGTCTATCCGAGTAACCCATATATTCCGCTAGCTTATCTAGTGCTCTACGCTCTAAACGAGAAATATGCATTTGTGATACACCCATCATCTTACCTGTGTCTGATTGGTTTAACAACTCGAAGTAACGGAAATTAATAACTTGTCGTTCTTGTTTGTCTAGTACTCCTAACGCTAGGCTAAGTGCTTCATTAGCTACATATGCAGTTAACCAGTCTTCCCCGTTTACACCTTTGTTTAGATCACCGGAGAGAGTATCCCCCAGGCTGATCTCATTATCACCTGCACGATCATCGGCTACTAACGTTGTATCTAACGACATCGGCTTACCTGATTTAAGTTGGATAAACTCTAGTGCATCCGTTACATGGTGTGCTCTCTCGATACCTAATTGGAGCATAATCTCCTCAACCGAAGCCTCTTCTAACTTCTGTTTTTTAATCTTACCCGAAATTTCCTTAATCGTACGCGGAACTCTAACCGGGCCGTTGTCTCGAATGAAACGTTTAACAGCACCTTTCGCACAAGGTAGTGCATAAGATAAGAATTTAACGTCTCTGCTTGTATCGAATGCACGGATTGCCTGTAATAACCCTATGTATGCCACTTGTTGTAAATCCTCTAGATCATGGCCTCCGCCTGCCCACCCACGAATATGCTGGGCGATGATCTTTACACAGTTCCCGATAATAGCGTTCTCTGCATCTTCACTACCTGCTTGGGCTTGTAACACTAATTCCACCATTTCCTCGTTTGTTAAGAATTCTTTTTTACTCATTTCCTATTCCTCCCTCTTTGTTATAACTAGATTCTAACATATACCTTGTACCTTGTCCACATCTTTTTAGAAAATTATGTGAAAAGAGAGGAGATTAACTCCCCTCTAGATAAATAAATTAGCTATGAATAGTACCATTAAGATGAAAAAGCCACTTACTACTAAGAAAAACGGAAACAGAAAGCCTGGATCAGTAAAGAACTCTTTTAAGTCCCTCATTCAAACATCCCCTCAGATATATAGTCATCATTTTCTACCACTTGTTTATACTGTTCCGGTGTGAGTGTTTCTACATATAACATCTCACGACTTTCGTTAATGTGTTGAGTTACCTTATCCCAATCCGGAGAGGCAAAGTGTACCCTCTCCGCTAAACCCATAATCGATTCTACCGCTACATAAATCATTTGAATTCCTCCTTAACCTTTCACCGTAAATTTAGGTGTTCCCGGTAGAGCAATTTTCATCTTTTTAATTTTATCTGATACCTCTGTAGGTAATTTTTTCGTTTTGATTAAGCTGTTTAGCTTATCCGCATTAATACACATTTCTGACACTTCTTCAAGTTTGTGCTCATTTAATACCATAGACACTTCGTTGTAGTCATAATCTGTATAGACAGACGTAGAGTTAGACTTAGCTGAATCCTGTAACACAACCTTCTTACCTTCTGTACCGTAGATTTCTTTTTTACCATTGTCCTCCATATAACCTCGCACACCGTCTTTTAGTTTCTTCGCTCGGCTATTCAGTTCTGCAATTTGTTCATGAAGACGGATAAATTCATCTACTTCTTTTTGGATAGCTACTGGCACTTCTTGACTTACTGCACGATCCACAACCTTTTCGTCCGTACCGCCTGAATAAGAAGCAATAACTGAATAGGTCTCTTCTTTTATAAGTGTGTTGTTCGTAGTTGGTGCAACTCCTGCAAATTCTAAAGGCGGGCCATCATGTGTAGCCCCTAATAACCAAGATCGGCTGAGTGCTGTAGGTTGTACATCCTCTGTAACAATCGGAACTGGCTCCCATCCGTACGCCTTGAAGTCCTCTGTAACGGATTCAAATGTATGCTTGCTGCTGAAGTCTGTTTCCTGATCTCCTCTAATCACGATAACCTTACCGTTTTCCTCTTTTACTACCGCTCGCTTTTCTCCTGATACAAATGTTATTAACTTCATTTTAACCTCTCCCTTTGTTTTAGTTTGTACATTTATTGTAGCACCTCATATACGCTAAGTCAACAACTATTTTAAAATTTACTGGATACCTGTTAAGATACCCAGTATTCAATTGGTTATTCCTTGTTAGCTTTAGCCATTTCATTTAGCTTATTTACAATTCGATTAAATTCTACAGGTGACATATCGTTTACCCATTTTACGAACTGACTGAATGACATGTCATGGCCTAAATATGACGTTCGACATTTGTTAGGGTCTCCTACATCTTTAACCGATTTATACGATTCAGTCCTAATGGCAAGTCCGTCTATAACCCATTGTTGCTTTTCATCTTCACGGACAACATGACCATCTAGCCATACTAGTGACCGGCCTTCATAATAAACCTTCCCACCTTGTTGAAGATACGTTAATACGAAGTATATTTTAGCTGCATCTATTTTCATCATTACACCTCGTAGCTAACTGATACTTTTTTAACTGACTCCTGGCCGTACTTCGTAAGAAGAATCATTAACTCGTCCCCTTCACGACGAACACGAACGATAGTAGGTTTCTTTTCTTTCACCTTACGCTTACGTGGAACTTCTAACTCGTCTAGGATTGTGTATAATGCACTCTTACTCAGATCAAACACAGCCAATAATTCTGTTGTTGTATACTTACCTTCGTTATACGTGTTAGCAATTGTTTGTTTGTCCTCTACGTCTAACTCGGCTAAACGCTTCTGTGTAACTTGCGGTACCCGCTTCTTAACTCCGTAAGCCTCTAACACTTCATAGATCGTACGAGTAGAAACTGTTAGCTTACTAGTAATCTCTTTAAGCGTTGCACCATTATTATACATGGAAATGATCTTTTCCTCTTTTGTATGTACTTGGATGTCGGGTTTAATAGCTGCTGCTTCCTCTTCTGTGAAATCTCTCTCTGGATCAATAGCGAATTCTTTTGTCATGGTACTAACCTCTCCCTTTTATATAGTTTGTCTTGCTCTATTTATATACTAACATATAGGTTGCGTTAGAGTCAACAATAAAATAAAAAAAAAAGATGAAGAAATTAATCTTCATCCTCCATTGCACCGATAAACAGCATACCTATGTCTATGCCATACATTATTCGGTAGTAATAAGCCTCTTGGGATAGGTAGCTGCCTATCTCGTCTAGCATAGTCTGTGTGCTCTCCTTTGTCACAAGTTTATCTTCTAGGTGCTTGGCTGATATGCGCTTAATTTCCTCACGAATACGTCTTCGAGCCCCCTCTATAGTTTCCGTAATAGTTAGAGTCCCTTCGAACTCTTCTACTTTCAACTTCGCCTTGAAAGGTTCCGCAAACCCTAGTTCTTGGCGGTAGCTTTCGAGAAGTTGTTCAGTATGATATTTCATCGCTTCTCTAGTCTGTGCATTGTTTGGTCGGCCTACATATTTATACCCAACAGCCTCTCTTAGTTCCTTAGTCAGCTTTTCAATATCCATAATAACCTCCTACTCCATATAAATACGGATTGTATTTTTGCTACTGAACATCATAATCTGATACGCACCACTTGTACCTTGCGGGGTTACACGCATTTTATAGTTTCCTAGTTCATCTTTAGGGATTCGTAGATAACCAGCACCCATACCAAAGATATAATCTCCATCCATCGATAGATAAGAAGAAATAAGTTCTTCATAAGGGAATACACTGCTCGTTACACCGTCTACAGACTCTAACTTAATGGTTTTAATTACTTTACCTGTAATGTTCTCGTCCATAATTAAATCTAAAATAAGCTTACTGTCGCGTACACTTAAATTCTCTTCATGGAAGTTAGAGAAGAAGTATAAGTTATCCACCTCTCCGAACAGTAAAGTAACCATCTGCTCAAATGGATGCTCCTCATAGTCTCCTAAAATAGTATGTAAGTTAACTAAGGTGAATGGTTTACCTGCAATTTTGAACTCCTGATAACTAACCTTAACCGGGTTCATATCTAACACAATATCCGCATTAAACAGTTCTTTTGTTGTAGCTACTACTTCAGCTGGTAAAGCAGGCTCTTCTAGATCAGACCCTTCTAAGTACCCTTCTGGGATAAACCCTGGAACGTCTCCTGCAGAGTAGGCAACTAAATCGTCTAGTGTATTCTCTAGCTCTGGTAAACCGGCCTGATCCATACGTATAGATACTTGTAGCTTAATACGGTTGTCTGCTACGTCTAAGTCTTTTACTAACGTATATGCTCGAGCTAGGTAACGTTGTGAGAAATGAGTGTTCTTATAAAATACCCCTTGTACTTTCTTTGTTGGGTCATTAAGTAAGTTCTTTACCTTTTGTAAGCTTGCAAAGTGTAGTTTAAATTGGCTAATATTCATTAGTATTTCCCGTCCTTTCGTTTTCGATCCGCTTTATTCGCTTCATCGGATATTTGGCTCTTCGTTTTCTTCTTAAATGGTTGCAGGGTGCCCACACCCTTTTTAACGGGCTTTATAGCCTTTCCTTTTTCTTGATAGATAAACATGAGGTTAATACTCTTCCACAGCCTCTGGACGCGTATAGACATCTTTCCGGCGGTGATAGAACCAATCTTCACATAGTAAACACAGTCTAAAGAAGTTAGTGTCTGCTTAGGCTTGCTACGTTGCTTTAGCACGATACTTTCTGTAGGTACCGCGAGTTCTGCTGCAATTAAATCCTTAGCGTATTTGTTTCTAAGTTCTATATCGCGTTCGCTAACACCTTGATAAACCTTCGTAAACCTTATATGATAGTGGCCCTTGTTGCTCTTCTTGGCAATCTTATGTGCGTCTGCTCCTACATCAGATATCTTGTTTCCAATCCCACGAGCTGCCCCGCCGCGAGCAATAGAGCGTCTAACGAAGTTATAATCTTTTTTCTTTGACATTACTTACCTCCTCTCTGTAACATAGCTCTATTATACACTATAGCTTATCCATAAGTCAACATAAAAAAGAGGCGACCTTCTTACTAAGGTTCACCTCCAATCCCATACATATGTTATAACCTATCCTTAATGCATATCCACGAGGGATAGTGTTTCTAGACTATTGATAGCTTGCATAAGCTTTGTTTTATTCTCTTGCATTGTTGAGATACTTTTCTCTATTTGATTAACTTCTGCTCTAAGTTGTTTTAGTACAATTGATCGACTAGTTATAAGGGAAGAACTGTTTATATCTTCTTCAGACTTCATGGATTCGTTTGTAGCTATTCTGTCTTTACGGATGAATTCGTCTGCATCCTTCATAAATTGTTTTACTTTAGTTACATATTTACCATCTACTGCAAATCGTTCATTTATAGTACCCATTATTTGAAAGTTTATCAATCCCGCACGGGTAATACCCTTGAATTCCTCTGGGTCAAATAAAGGATTTGTCATATTTTCTTGTACAATATTTTTAATTTGTTGTTCGCCTCTAAATGCTACATAGTTACTAGGGTCTTCTTTAATCGCAAATGTACGTATAGCACTTTTAACTGATGCTAAGTTAGAATACCCAGCTGTGTTGCGCACGTTAGTACAGCTCGCTAAAGTCACCCAGTAGTCTCCTGCGTATTTCACTAAGTTTAAATGTTCCATCTTTCAATCGCTCCCTTTTGCTATTCAATTTAGTGTTGTTGTAACTCTATATGCGTTAGTATATCATACCTAGTTGCGGATATGCAAGTTAATCTAAACTTTTTTAGTACACTGTAACCTAAAACCAAATTATTCCTTTACTTTGAATTGATTGTACTTTAATAATTTTGCGGGGTGCATCTTCCTATTCGCAAATACCCTACATAAGAACCGGTTTGCTTCTTCTGCACCTAGTCGGTTTACAATGGCCTTTATCAGTTCAGGCTTCCTTACATACTTTCCTGCACTCGATGTTTTAAACATCCCGTCTACGCCTCCGCTACGGCTTGTTGTAGAATTAACTGTCATTCCTAGCTCCTCTAAGGTGTTCATCTGGCGTTTAAAGCTACCTAGGATAGAGACGATCTCAGAACGCCACAGAATGTTGTATGCGGCGTGTACATCTTTGTAAGGAGAACGAGTCGCTTGCTTATATACTCCCACAATCGGCTGATCTTTATACTCCTCGTATGAAATAATTCCTACATGAGCATGCCCATTCTTATTTAAGATGGCTTCTGTCTTGTCCACATGGTCATCATGGCAGAGAACAAAAACTTTGTCACAGATAAGGCTATAATGCTTTAACTGCTTATTTAACCGCTTTGTTGTATCACGTTCTGTCTTAATTTCAATTCCTAGAATGCCTTGTGAGGTAGAGAAAATAATACAGTCCGCGATAGTGGAGCCGCTGACAATTGCTTTTTCAAAAAGTACAGTGTTTTCGTCGTCAGCAGGGACGAATAGGTGTTGCTTTTCCAGGATTAACTCCTTAATATCCTGCTCATAAAACTTCTTCATATCGTTCACTCACCTTTACAGTCTTTTCCTATAATATAAAAGTTATACATAGTTGTTATGTTTTTTCTAAACAAAAAGAGAGCCGGAGCCCTCTTAGTTTGCCATCCAAGCTATTAATAGACATAATGTGTAGATTAGAATACCTAAAGCTACTAGTAGACTCCAAACTTTATTCTTTTTAACTAGGTAGGCCATTCCAAATATATACGCACTAGCTATAGCCAGGATAATAACAACAGTGGCGAAGAGGTATAAAGACAGTGTAAACATCTATTTCCCTCCTAGCTTCATTAAATGACCAATTGAAAACCAGATAAATAATAATCCGAATATGCACCAACAAATAAGTCCAGCAAGCTCACCAAATGTGTCGGTTATAAAGTCCATAAGCTTATAGAACGAATGGACAATTATGAAAGATATTATAACGATCCCAACTACTACAAGTGCAACTATAAAGCTACTCATTATATGTTACCTCCTTCAAAAGTAACTTCATGAACACCGAATACACAAGAGATTAAGAATAAAACTAAGAATACACTTGCAACAGCATTATCGGCCATTGTGTCCACTAGTTGAACACCACCTATTGATAGTAGACCTATAACCGCTAAACACATAACCAGAACAATCAGAATACTTAATGTCCATTCTCGCATTCATCTTCACTCCAATCTCCGAATATAAGAGCCCAACAACAAGCAAACAGTAATGATAAGGATACCCAGAGGGTTAACCCGAAGGCTAACCATCCAAAGAATACATGTACTACATAGTTAATACCAAATAACAGAGGGATCATCATTATAGTAAGAAAGCGTAAATCGTTTCTCATTCTACATAGTATCCTTTCTCTTTAATCGCTTTCCACTCTTTCGCTTCCCATATACGGTTCTGTTTATGGGTGTACCCTCCACTCCTTACAATAAGGCTAACCCCTACGAACAACTTACTAGGGAACTTAGAAGACCAGTCCGAGCTATAAGGCCCCTCTTTGATGATCTCTTCAATATGATAAGTGTTTAGTTGCATATCACTTTCCTCTCCTCTCTTCGTACACCCACGCAGCATCACTACCATAAGAACCATTAAGTTGTATCTTCTCCCAGCGTTCCTTTTCAAACACCTTGGTTATCATTTCGCTAGGTTGATAAATGGGAGTTATAATCATTTTAACCCTCACGTACTCTTTATCAGGGTATATGAGTGCGTAAGAGCCTTTTTCAGGTTTTACACTTATAACCTCATCAACATAAGTTATATCTGGAATATACAAGCTCATAGTGTACCCTCCTTATCCGATGTAGCCTCGGTAGTGCTCGTACTCTTCTTTTGTTACCTCCCACCAGTTGACCAGGCGGCCCTGTTCTGAATGGCAGTAGTATTCTTTCAAGAACTCAAAAGGGTGGACATCGATGAACTGGTTAGACAACTCCTTAGTTCCACAAGCTGTCCGCCAGTAGTAAGAGATAAAGTAATATTTCTGTTCCATATTATTTGTGTTCCTTTACATGTATTGTACCTTCTAGTACGCCGAAGTTGCTAGACTCCTTAAACTTGTACGTTTCTTCTTTATCATTTTTAGTCATAGGGCGAGTTAGATACCACAGGCTATCGTCTTTCCATGTAATGTTAACCAGCTTCTCCCCTTTAGGAAGATCAACTTCCATCTCGCCACCGTACTTCTTAGCTGCTGCTTGACATCCTGCTGACGAGGCTAGTAGGATTGATAAGATTATAGATACTTTAATTCGTCTTTTCATTTAGTTCGCCTCCTTGTAGCTATCTATAATTGACTGAACATCAGCTAGTACACTTTCCATTTCACTCCAAGAGCCGTATACTGCCCCTCCGCTAGACTTCAACCCGTATACAAAATCATTAGGGTCTGCTAATGGTTCCACAGGAGTACCATGTAGGAATAACGTACCTGCAGGGAAGGTTTTATTCGAATAAGGTAAAACCCAATCCTCCTTTAGTTCCTTTAGTCCTGAGCAACCTCGAACAATCTTTGTTTTAGCTCCTGAGAAGTTCCTAGCATAACCTAGAGACTTATACTTCATTACCTCTACTAAGAAACCATCACGTACCTGCCAAACATCCATAATATCATGCGATTTTATTTTATTCATACTGGGTTCTCCTCCAAGAATTCTTTTAGTTTTTTCTGGTATGTTACACTCTCTGATACAAACTCCGCGAATATACGGTAGGCCTTCTCTTGGTTCCCCTCCGTCCAGTCATCTTCTGCAACAACTACATAGGGCTTGCATAATCCGTGGCAGCAGTACACACAAGAGCTAGCATCGTCGGAATCTAATGACTTGTCTGTTTCCCATTGATTGAATTGTTCAACTGTGATATAACCTCGCCCCAGTGCCCAACACATGAAGCTAGCCGCTTTGAATGAGGCACCGAAGTAGTCAAAGAAGTCTTCACCCATTTCCTGTTCCCAGTTATGCATCGCTTGGTAGATTTCTTCTTTCGTCATTTTAGTTTACCTCCGTATTCTTTAACCGCACCTATAATGTCCTCTTTTACGGCTGTAACATGAGCAACTAACTCTTCGATAGAAGTGGCTTCGAATAACTTAATCTCCTTATCGATTACACCGTTACAAGCTTGTTCTAAATTCGGGTAGAAGGCAATTGCTGAATATGTATCTTCTGTGTTGGTGCTGCCCTCTTTCTTCTTGTTCTTTCTATTAATGATGACATTATGTGCATCGGATGTAAGCTTGTAATTTTCATTGATTTGGATATTCATATTATTTCTCCTCCTTTTTGATTGCGTTAGGTATAATCCCAAATATTCTGTAGAAATCTCCTTGTGCTCTCTCATCGAAAGCAGGAGAATCTAGCAATCGGTGTAAATAAATTTGATATGTTTTATTGATGGTTACTACTTCAATGAATGTCTCGTGTACTACATTTATAATACCATTTTGAGGGATATGAAGGTTATCCCATACTAACACACCATCCTCGTAATCCTTTTGTACCTTACAAAACGTGATGAACGAACCGGCTGTAACCTTAGCCTTATCAAAAATATTAATTTCTCTTTTAGCAAACATATTATTCTCCTCCTTGGTAATTACGTCCTAATGGGTTATCTGTGTTATCTCCACCATCTGTGAAGTCATAGAAGCCGTCTGCTTGCTGGTGACGGATAAGAGCGTCTACGAGTGACTTTGTAGGGATTGTGTACTTCTCGTCCCATACAATAGAAGATAAACCGATAAATACGCCTGTGTTCTTCCCTCGCTGTAATGTTCGTTCCCCTGCAACAGTCGTTAGCTTGTCTGGTTCTCGCTCGAAGAAACCGGACTCTTCTTTTCCTGTGAATGTATTCGTGAACCTAGGGATCACCGGAGCCACAAATACGGGTGGGTTGTCTACTCTAACCTGTTGCTTCTTAGGTGGGAACAGTGTGTTAGCTAGTGCCCCTAATGTAGTGTTAGGACTGAATCTAGGTACTTCGCCTCTACGCTGTAAGGTGTATGCCTTTCTAGGCTCCTTAGAAGCACGGTCTGCTGCATACACGATCACGTAGACTAAATCCCCTTCTTTCACCATATCGATGATGTAAGTAGGTACTCCTTGAATAAATAAGGTACCTTGGCGATGATACTCTAACTTATTCTTGTCTAAGTCTATGAGCTTGTTTTGTTCTTCATTCATAAATTACTCATTCTCCTTAAAGTGTTGGTTGATATCTGCGTATACTTGCTCGTTGTAACCGTGCATGTTATCTAATGTGTCCTGCGCTTCCTGTAGTAAGCCTTCTGCGTCTTCTAACCGACTAATAAGAGCTAGGATCAGTTTGTCTCCTATAAGGTTTCGCCAAGGCTCTCCGTGTCGGTCTGCTCGGTATATTCCGCGTGCTAAGTCCATGATGATCTCATATTTACCGCCTTCTAACTTAATTCGTTTCTCCATTTCTTTTCCTCCTTTGGTTGATCTATCCTTAGTATAGCATCTCTAACCCTACTTGTCTAGTTTTTTATTTACTTTTTGTCAACAAAGTTTTGAGCGTCTAACTTGTCTGTAGGATTTAACCTAATACTAGCACACTACTTGTAACCTGTCTAGTACTTTTACAAAAAAAAAGAGAGGAATTATCCTCTCTCACTCTCATATATGCGTCCGATCCACCAGAAGATAGCCATGCCACCTAACGCTAAGATCAACATGAACAGCTTCGTCTCCGTAAAGTAGCTACAGGTCATAAGGAACATCAAGACCCAAGGTAATACGTACTTAATAAAAGCTCCCATTACAATTTACCCTCCTGTTCCATCTCTTTAAGCATCTTTTTCTTGTCTCTACGTACAAAGATTGTCCATACTAACAAGGCCATTACATAAGCTCCTACGTTACGCAGAAGGAAAGCAATCGTAAACACTACCAGAGAAGCCGTGTAACCGGCGTGAGCAATATTAAAGTGGCCGTAGAGGGTATAAATACCCCAGACCACTAACACCTCCCCTACGGCCGCTAAGAACGTTGTAACAAGGTTTCTACCTACTAGAGGTGTTTTACCTTTCTTCTTAAGTGCGCCTGCTTCTTTGAACAGATTGTATATGTTAATTATGAGTGTAATTCCGATGATTATGTATAAGGCTATTTCAAGTTGTGTCATTAGTCCACTCTCCTTACGTCATCAAACAGGGATACTGTATTCTTGAATATCTGGGTGAGATCATCAGATATGTTAAACCGTTTCTGGTTAATATCTATACTCCTGTTTAGGTCACCATCGTTATGGCGCATAGTAGCTGCTTTCCAGTCACAGAACATTTCAACTAGGTCAATAAGGTTCATACCTCGTACACCGTTAGGAAAATGCTCTGGATGGTGGCTATTGTTAGCATAGTGGTGGTCTAATGCTACTTTTAGTCCTTTAAGGTATTCTTTGTACTCATCTGACCCATATGTGCATTCAGCTAGCTTAGGTGTGTACTCTGTAAACAGCTCTAACTCAGGTGATTCTAGTTTAGATTTATCATGCTCTACGGAGCGAATAAGTAGCTCACTAACTACTTCGTCTATACAAGCCCCTACCTGATTAATATGTTTTTGTGTGTCCTTTATACATTCTTCTTTTGAATACGTCATGCGTCTAGTCTCCCTTCCTTGTCTAACATAAGCGGAATGAGCTCCGGAGTATTTGACCCCTCTTTAAGGATAATAACCATCTGAGAAGCACCTGTTGTCGGGAATTGGTTTAACCTAGAGTAAGGATTCTCTCCAATAGTACTACCTACCTGTGCTCTTAAACGAGAAAAGCTCTCCTGGTTAATGCCTGTCGTATGCAGGTGCCCGGATAATAGCAAGAAGACTTCGATACCGTCACGCATAAATGCGGGTATCTTCTCATTACCTTTTGGCATATGGTCACCATGCACACCTACCACACGTTTACCTGCAATAGTTAAGTCCATTTTATATACGTCTGCGCGGTTATCATGGAGAGTAACATTTGGTAGACCTTGTACTTTCTCTTGAATAGCGAATAACTGATCTAGAATCGTATAGGCTACGTTATTGTTAAAGATAGCTTGTTTCTTATCTTGGTCGAAACGGTCATGGTTACCTGCAATAATAGCAAAGTTTACGTGAATAAACTTAGACAACTTGCTCAGAATATCTAGTGTAAGACGGAAACCTTTCGCAACCTGCTCGGCCAAATGAAACTCGATGTCCCAGCTCTGGTCTTTTCTCATTATATTGTTTTCAACAGTGTCCCCTAGCATAAGAACATAAACGTGTTTAATATCACGTTCTTCAATCATGTTTAACACATAATCGATAATATCATTTACTGATGTAGTTAGACGTTGAAAGCTGTAACTCCCTGTGTGCATATCGAAGGATACAAAACCGATATGTAAATCTGATAAACAAAGGATAAGACTGCGATCTCCTTTTTTAGGGGGTGCGATTGGTGTCTTTAAATACTTGGGCACCGGGTACCCTTTCATTTCTTCTAACATCTTCTCTGTTAACTCGTCCAAGAAGATTTTCATAAGGGCTCCTTCTTTTTGCAGCTTACGGAACTCCCTCATGTCGATATTAGCTTTTTCCTTCATCAGCACTTGTGTAGAGAGAATATCAAAGATGTTTTTCTCTTCTAACCCTTTTGGTTCTCCTACAATGTCTGGAATATCTTCTAGTCTAACTTCTCTGTAATATGCCTTTTTATAGAGACTGTACAATACACCATTTTCTTCCTGCATACGACGACCGAAAGCAGAGACCTCCTTCGGTTTAACTCTAGCATACCCCAATTCATGAATAAGCTTGTTAAAGCGCGATGGTGCGATCTTACCTTCGGTGATCTTTAAATAACCCATAATGACAGCGTAGGCACCTTCTTCGGTACCTAACGCTTCGATTTCTTGTTCAGTTAATTTTTCAATACTCATTTGATTGTTTTCCTCCTAGAATTATATTATTCTATCGGATCGATGACTTCGTGGAAACCATAGCTGCTAAGAACACCGGTCGGTGTGTAGGGAGTGTGGACTTGGTACCATAGCTCATAATATTTACCTTCTACGCGGTAAACAGTAGATACTAAATCAAACCAAACACCTTTCTTATTCGTGTCATTCTTGGAAAACTCCCGGTCTTGTACAACAATTCCAACTTCGTCTAGGATTTCTACTAGCTCCTTGAAGCTTTTGTCCTTTGTTGTGTCGATCTTTCCGATAAAATTGTTTAACTGTTCCATAGTAATGGTTCCTCCCTTTATTGTACCACATTCAGGTTATTCGTAGCTGTGTTCGGCAAGCGTTCTGATAAGACCCTGCCCCATTAACTCTGCGTAGCTTACCCCAGTAAAAACACTTGCAACTTGTTCTTTACCGCCACCGTTGTTAATCCATCCTGCTACTTGACCTGCGTGTACTCCCTTTGTGCGAATAGAGAATAAATCATTCGACTTTGTTGTTCTTGCCACACAAACAATGACCGGTGTATCTTTCTCTTGGTTAAGTAATTCATTTGCCAATTCGTTTATGTATTCCTCAGCTAGCACTACTTTTAATTTACAGTGTAGATCGAGGACACTTACATCGTATGTCTTTGTCATTTCTACCTTTTTCTTTATATAATCTTTTTGCTTCTGCATCTGGCCCTGGATAACCGGCGCATACGCCTCGATTATCTCTTGGAGGGATTTACCCCTTACCGCGTGTGGAAGCCACTTAAAGCTGCCCTGGTAGAGTGCTAGAAGCATTCGCGTCACGTTGTTATTCTCCCACGTCCATGTCCGGTATGCATTGACCGCTTGAATCATGATCTCTGCCTTGTCCGTAAATGAAACGTGTGTTCCTATTATACCCTTAAACCCGTCATCTTTCAACAGATAAGATAGTTGTAAGATGGGATCAACATTTTCATTGACAACAGAGGTAACACCTTCCTCTAGAATGTGCTCTCCGTATGTGCTAAGATGAATAAAGTGGGTGAATGGATTACCCACGGCAATGGAGAACTCTTCAGGCAACGTGTACCCTTTGTAAGGAATCCCTAGTACTAGAATTACATTCGCATCTGAAAACTGTTGGTAATTGCTAAAATCTAGGTGACTTACATAGTGTACATCCAGCTTGGCGGCGGAGTCCTGTAAGAGTTCTTCCAATATTGCAATCGATGTTACTCCTTCAAACGAAGGAGGAGTGAAAACTTTTATGACTGCCTCTTCTACTGCCATGATCCATACCCGATGGCGAATCCCACACATACAAGGAGTAAAAAGACCCATGCTCGCATAATTTTGTTTGCAAATGTCATTGGTTGTCTCATCGTCTGCACCTACCCTTCTACTAAATTGATAAAACTAGGAGTTACAGTTTCTGCTCGTCTATAACTCTTATATACATATTACCAAGGACTACCTATAAAGTCAATAAAAAAGCCTAAAAATTATTTCAATTTTATTTCAATTTGTTTTTAGAGGTTTATACATAAAAAAGAGCGGGTATGGGAGCCCGCTCTCTGTGTTTCTTCCTATTTAATAGTCACCTATTATTGCGGTAAATAATCAGAGCCAACAACTTGGAAATGGTTAACCCCAAGTGAGTATTCTGACTTAGCAAACGCTGCAAATGCGACTAAAGCATGACGTGCTTCTTGACCAGCTGTAATATTTGTTACTACGTTAGGTCTACTTACATGGTATACGTCACGGAAATCCTTTTCGTTACGTGTTGTCATGAAGACAACTTTACCCGCTTCTACAGTTACAATAGGTGTAGTTGTTTTTTCCTCGTAGGTTTTACCATCTTTACCTTCGACAACCGGAACGATCTTAAACTTACCTGCGCCACCATTGTCTAGGATTCTGAATAGGTAACGGCCACTTTTTAGCCCTACTGTATGTTTATGTGTTGGGAGATAGCCAACTGCAGCTGTATTAGCTACAATGTAGTCTCCTGCCGTTAATGTGATAGTTGCTTGTTTTAGTAAATCAGCTAATTTCATAGTGTATTAGCTCCTTTCCATTATAGTTTGTCTACTTGTTTTGCTACTTCCGCTTTAACACGGGCTGTTTTTGTGTAGTTGTGGTTCTTCCAAGCAGCGAATGCTAGGGCTACTACATAAGAAAGAGCTGTTACAGCATCATAGATGCCTTCATAGTTTGCTTTGATATGTAGGTTTAAGCCGAAAGCGTCCGCTACAGCATTCGCAATTACTACTAAGTAAAAAATTGTGATTGCAATTAACTTCGCTGAGAGCTTTGGAGCCTCTTCAGGAACTTGCACCATCTTAGGCACAGTCGGTACTGGTTTGTTCATTTTGAGTTCACCTCCTTAGAAGTGATATATCTTAATATAACAGAGAGGACTAATCCTCTCTTAGGGCTTTGTGTAAACGATCCCTTACGAAACACTGTACTTCTTTCAGTGTCTCTCGTATGTCTGCATTGGTTAGCATGGATCGCTGATACTTTTTACGGATGTTCTTTTCAATCTCCGCATCTGTCAGCTCTTGCAGCATGAGGAAGAGAATATCCCGCTCTAGCTCAGTTAGCTTTACATCTTGAAGAACGTATTCAAGAGTTTCATAAAAGTCCAGCTGCTCGTCTTGCACCGGGTTGTTGTCTAGTAGGTTTGTTACATCAAACTCATGTCTAGGGATGAAGATACGCTTTCTGTTACGGTAATTACTTCTAACAAAGCTATTCTTTACCCGGTTATGGAGCTTTGTCTTAACATATCCAGGGAAATCGATCATTGTGTTAGGTACAAACTCTTTCACTAGCCGGATGAACTGCTCGTCGATATAACTCATTAACTCTTCCTGAGTAGCATGATCCTGTAGGTAGTCTCTATACTCGTTGTATAAGCTTACTCGTAAGTTCTTATACTGAAAGAATAGCTTATCTACATCTCTGACAAACGTGCCTGTCATTTCATCTGTATTTGTGATAAAACGGTTACCATTGAGTATCTCTTCGTTTTCCTTATCGAGGTCTCTACTCACTTTACACCGTCCCTTCTGCGAAAGGGTTTTCTCCCTCTTTGATGAAGGTTACTTTAGCTGACTTACATAGGATGTCTGAATAATGAATCGTGTAAGGGATCAGCACTTCTCCCTCTTCTGTGTACCCTACGGAATCGCCCCTAGCCCATCTGGAACCAGCATAATTAAGCTTAATGACGACCATCTGAGTGTTATACGAGTCCTTTATACTAACGAGGACTCGCTTCCCTTCATCAATCGATTTTTGTAAATCCCGCTTAATTTCATCGTAATGCTTTGGTGTGGGTACTTTTACGTCTTCCGTTCGGCTACGGTAGTAATCTAAAGTATCGGTGATAATATCTTTGTGATCTTTATACATCCCATAACCCACTCGCTTTCTACGATAGTGCGGAGAGAAAGACATTACGCCTTGTCTCCGTCAATTTCACTTTGAATCTGGCTCACGATGTCGTCTGTAGATACTGTCTCAGCTAATGTTTGAAGACCTACCTCGTGAACTGTATCCATCCAACCTGTAAGCTCTAAGTTTTCATTCTTAAGCGCCGGGTAACCTTCTGGGAATCGTTCGGCAACCCAACGGTTTAAGATTTCTTGGCGGATAAGTTGGCCTTGTGGATCATATTCCATCCACTCTAAGAATCCGTCATGCTTAGCTTTGTGGATTTCTCCATTTACGTCTACGTACTCGTAACTTTGTGGTGTCTTCTTCGCCCAGCCCTCTTCTACAGCATGTTCGATCATGTTGTACTCATAAGCAAGCCCTGATTCAGAAAGTAGTTTAATATCTGCTAAACGGTGAGGTGTACATACCTTGGACTTGTTAACCTTGATACCCATTATGTGCCCTAATTTCACTTTCTCTTTATTAATTGTTTTGTCAATTGCCTGTTTCTTAGCTACTACTAGTCGAAGAGAAGCAAAGTGCTCCCATGCACGTCCACCCGGTACTTTAACCGTAGGGAACATTGCGTTTCCGCCGATGTCGTCACGTACTTGGTTGATTGCAAGAAAAAGGGATTTAGTAGTAGCAATCTTTTGTGCGAGCTTACCGATTAACTGTGTAATTGCATTCGCTTGAGCACCTACTGTCTTCTCTCCGAACTCTTTCTTATACTGTGCTTCTGACATTGTTTGACCTACTGAATCCCAGATGAAGACTAAAGGAACACCAGGATACTTATCAGGGAATGTATCTAGTACTGTTTCGATTGTACGGCCAACACCCTCTACTGTAAGTGCCTCACCTTTATCTAAGTTAGGTTGTTTAACTAGAATTCTACGAGTATCAATCTTTAAGTCTGCTAAACGATCACGGTCTGCTGTACCCTCTACGTCGATTAGTACTACGATACAACCTAACTCGATTGCTACACGAGCAGCATGTTGAGTAAGTACAGACTTACCAGCAGCGTTCTTACCTGCAATTTCAACCATTCGACCGAACGGGAACCCTCCACCAATTGCATAATCAATGTTAGGGAAGAATGTTGGTAGTCGATCTAGAATTGCGGCAAAGTCTGAATCGTGTAGAACCGTTAAACCTACGTCATCGCCCATTGCAGTAAAATCGATTTCAACCGGTTTGTTTGTTTTCTTTTTAGCCATTATTATGTTTCCTCCAATTTATATGTAAGATTATAAGTATAGGTGTTTCAAAGGGATAGCCTAGATCACACAAGGCGAGCTAGGCTTTAAGTATTAGTTGTTGTTATTTAGATCAAGTAAGCCTTTTAACTGAGCATCTACATCCGGTAAACCTTGGTTGTTCTGTGGTGCTGTATCTGCTGGCATTGCCGGTGCTACAGGCGGTGCTACTGGTGCTGGTGGGGCAACCGGAGCCGCTGGCGGTGTATTAGGTACATTTGGTGTGCCATAGTCAGGTACTGCATCATATTGTAAATCAGTTCCTTGTGCCGGTGCAGTTGGCGGTACAGCAGGTGTAACAGGGTGTTGAATAGGTGGCGCTGTAACCGGTGGTGCAGTTGGTGCTGTGTAACTAGGCGCTGCTGGCGGAGCTGTTGGTGCCTGTGGTGGAGCTGTTGGTGCTTGCGGTGCCTGTGCATAAGGATTAACCGCCGGTGCTGTCGGTGCAGTCGGAGGTGCTGTAGGGATAGCCTGGCCTGCAACAGCATTTGTACTAGCTTGTTGGTTGTTGGCGTTAGGGTTTACACCATTCTTGATATCAATGAATGCTTTAACCCATTCTAACCCATTCTCTAAACGCTCTGTAGGAACTACTTGTGCGTTTAAGTCTTCTAATTGATCTTCCCAACCTGGCTCTAAAGGCGGTAAAGTAGCTAATGGGTAAACCTCTACTCGATATGATTGAGTATTCGGTAATGGTTTCGCCACATGTACCATAGCAGGCTTGTTCACATCCATGAAGGACATTGCCGGGCCGTTAGGGCCTTGTGGGTTTAACATTGGGTTACCTAACTTCTCAATAATACCGTTATAAGCTGAAACCGGGAGGTCTAACGTACGTACAACATATTTACCTTCTGGATCGCGCTCTTGTAAGTACTGTGTTTCCATTTGCCCTGTTTGTGGGTTCTGTACTTGCTGCGTTACTACTTTAATGATGTTAACTTTAAAGAAGATACGTGGCTTAACTTGTCCATATCTAGATGGAAGCATTTGCTTGTCTGTCCATTCAGCAATAGCTTGCTCTAAGATAGAACCTGGATTTGGGTTAGCATCTAACATGAAGTTCTGCTTTAGCTCTTTTCCTTTAGATGTGCGAGCTTCTAAGAAGATGTTACGGAACTTCACTGCAAATGGTTCTGTATCCATGTTACGTGCTGGTAGCAGCTGGAAGAACACCTCTGGTGTAGTTGTGCTGTTAAAGTAAACACCTTTATGTTTTGTTTTCGGATATACTGTTTTTGGATTGTCGTTATTTCCGCCTGTGTGTTGTTCTACTTCTGCTTTAGCTTGGTTAATTAAATCTTCAAATGACATAATATATTTTCCTCCTAATGTATGTAACTAATTTTTTTTTAAAAATTTGTTTGCTAGTTTATGTGATTAATGTTTTTGTTTATATTCTTTGTACTCTTTACGAGCTTTAGCTAATCTTCGTTGTGCAAGAAATAGCGACACAATCAATGTCAAGGTAAGTATGATGTCTCCAATGTCCTCTAAGTTGCTGTTTAGATCAGTATCTGCTCCGAAAGCGCCGATACCGAGTAAAACAATCCCAACCCACATAACTACTAAGATGATAATGTCTGTAATGACTTCTCGTTTAGTTATTTCCACAATCTCTCCTCCTCCCTTAGCTCTATTAATAGTTTAACATAGAGTGTATGTTAGAGTCAAGCATTTTATACTAATCTTTTTGATCTTTCTTCTGCTAAATAATCTAGTACTTCTTGACGAGAATCAAACCCGTTCTCCTTTAATCGTTTATCTACTGAATCTGGAAAACGATCCTCTGAATACATGATAAACTCACCGTTCAGGCGCACTTGATAGCGTTCGAAGTTACCATCCTCACCATACATCTTTTCAAACGAATAACGTAGTCCACTCTTCTCCATTTATTCCGCTCCTTTTACTAATAGTAAGTACAGGCCGTGGCTTGCTCCACCTATTATAAACCAGAACCCTAACCAGTCGTACCAGTTAGTATAGCCTTTAATTTCAAAGTAGTCATGTGCAGCCATACCTAGAGCCAGAGCTCCGCCAAAGTTTAAGATAACATAAAGAATATAATTAAATGTTTTAATTATGTTCATCCTCCTTTAAATCAAATAGTTCTAATTTAATAGCTTCGTTAGGATAAAACCCGTACCCTTCTACTTCCATAGGGTCTTTACTCTGATTTAACCAGCGAGCCATCATTTCCATTGCAGTTGTGACAGGTACCTCAATACCAAAGCTACCAATGCTATAATGGATCATAACTTTTACAACCATTAATAACCACCATCTGCGAAGCGACTTGTTCCTGCTCCGTAGCCTTTCTGATCTGATATTTGTTTGCCATAAGATTGTAGCATGTCCTTACGCTGCTCAAATGACTTCACAATGCGAGTAACATACCCTATAACCATATTGTAATAGTGTAGGTTCCCTTGGATGGTAGCGTAATTCTCGTGTGTCTTACGGTATGTCTCTACAACATCCTTTGTAGCCTTTGTATCTGTATTCTTATAATACTCCCGAGCCTCTGCATCTATCTGGGCCAGTGCCTGCTCTGCTTTTAACTCAGCAGACTCCTGGAAGTATTTTAACTTCTCTAGAACAGATGACCAGTAGATGTACTTAGCCGGTTGTTCTAACATCTCTTGCATTAACTGATGTTCGTTAACCTTAAGCTCTTCTTTAAGATTGAACACTTGTGTTTGCCCCGTCTCGTCTTTTAGAACCAGATGGTCAAAATCGAATGATCCGATGTTAATCTCCAAAGGTTTCCCTCCCTTACTCTTCTATCTTATGACCACCAGCACTAACATTCCGAAGAACACTGTCCATGTACTTCTGTGCCTTATGGATACTTTTCATTACTTCTTCTTTCGGGTATCCGTATCGCAGTTTGTCCTTAACTTCATCTAGTTCGTCTACCAGATCAGAAACATAATACAGTGCATCCTCGTACCCTTCAATCTCGCGGTACATCTTATTGTGTCTACGTTCAGTCATTCGTTTCTCCTCCTTTTAGTTGAGAGGGCTTGTATACCCTCTCTGTATTAACTATATTACACTATCATAGTCTCTACGTCAACTATAAACTAGAAACTTTTTAAACTTTTTTATGCTATAGCTTGATAAGCCGGTTTACTTGCTTCAATAGCTGCTTTCAGCTCTTTTTCTTTCTCTTCATCGATGATCTTAGACTCACGATAATTCTTCACTTGCTTCTTATCTAGCTGGAACTTACAATAACCTGCAATCGAGCTGAATGTGTTCATCTCTTCTAGGTCGTAATCTACCATGTCATTATAGTTAACCCCTACCTCGATGTCTGCTACAATCGGATAGCGAAGTTTTTCGCCCTTCCAATCGATGAATAACCAATCTACAGGTAAGTTCTCCATAACATATTTCATAACCTTAGCCATTGTGTGTACTTCTTCCTTCGGACAATCTGCTACGATGGAGTCATGTACAGTTAGAATTAATTTAGAGCGTAGGTTATTCTGTTTGATAAAGCGGTTAATATAGATAACGGATGTGTTCGTTAAGAATGCACCGGAACCCTGGATGATCGTGTTAACTCCGGCACGTAGCGCACCGTTACGCTTGGATTTGTCTTGTGAATACACCTCACGTAAGTTACGGCGGAATCCTTGTAAACATGTAACGTACCCTTGCTGTTGCACTTCCTTATGTGTGTTATCGATATATTGCTTGATCTTCGGCTTGTTACGGAAGAAGTCTTCGAACAGCTTTTCAGCTTGTTCTAGTGTCATTCCGTGTTTAGAAAAGTAGCTGAAAGGTGTCTCGCCGTACGCTATCGTTTATACCCCGGTTTTCACCGTATTTGTTAGGGACTAGACTACATCACGTTCTCAGACGTTACTCTGAGAACCCTTGCTTTTCTTCCTACAGTGTAGGCTTTACTCTACTCAGTTCTCGCTCATGTCCTCCCGACAAGAGCTACCCTTTCGATAGTCGTTAGAGGTTTTCCTCGCTCAATGAACGATTCTTTCCTACGGGATTACCTCTATCCTTATTAGGACTTAGGCTCTCTTACCAGCTTATTGGTTATTCAGCTATGCCCGTTTAACAAGGTTATTCGATGTAGGTCACCCTACAAAGTGGCTAATAATTGACCAAATGTGGTACTCTTTGCCGATGAACGCTGATCGTCTGTTACTTCTTCTAATGGAATACCAAATACTAAGGAAGCTGTCTCTCTATGGATGTCCTTATCATCTAGGAAAGCTTGTGTCATTTCTTCATCGTCTGCAGCTAAAGCAAGTACACGAGACTCTAGACTTGAGAAATCGGCCTGGATCAATGCTCCACCAGGGAAACTTGTCTCAAACATACGTTTAATCGGATGTTGATAATCGAAACGTGTTACATCCCCTGTTTTACGAGGAAGCTGCTGAAGGTTTGGGCCTGATGAACTTAGTCGAGAAGTCTCAGTACCTGTTATGTTAAAGTTACAGTGAATCTTACCTTCTGGATCAACCATGCTGAGAAGCTTATATGTAAAGTTCTGCTTACGGGTCTTAACAAGTGAGTGAGTTAAGAGTAAGTCGGCTAGTTCTTTCGATCCTTCAAAGTTCTTAGATATATGCTCTAGCGCCCCTTTGTTAGCCTTATAGTGGAACCATTCGATCTCTTCCTCTGGAATCCCTTCTTCGGATGCAGAGTCTACTAGGAACTCTTTGTTATAAGGCATCTTGTTTCCTGTATATTTGAATAGTACCTTCTGTTTATGCTCTGAGGAGTTCGGGTTAAACATATGCTTACCGTCTTTATACTTATCTCTCAGCTTAGCAATGTCATTATCTCGATCCGCTGGTTTCTTTGCCCACTCAGCAAGCCCAATCTGGTATAGCTTTAAGTTGTCTGCTTCTAGCTGCTTCACTTCATCAATCTTGCGCATTTCCTGTAGGATACGATCTTCTTCTTTTGTGTACGCTTCGATAAGTCCTTCTGTATACTTAGTGTTCATCTTTACACCATTGGACTCGATTGTAGCTAGTGCGTCCATAAGCTCCGTATAGTGGCCTGTGTAGAGGGCACGTATACCTTTCTTATCCTCTTGCTTCCCTACGTCATCTAGTCGGTTATAGATACGTAAGCAGGCATCAACGTCTCCACTAGCATAAGGAGATAAGAACTCTCGTAGCGGAATCCATTCATAGCTGAAATCGCTACCGTCAATCTCGTTCTTGCGTTTCTCTGCTTTAGGGAAGTCCGGCTTCTCAGGAAGGTTTGGTTTACGCTTTTCTGCCTTAGCTAGCGCTCGTTCCTCTGCTACAGCTTTCTTGTATTCGGCTTTCATCGCCTCGATACGTTCCTTCTCTTTAGCTACCCAATCTTTTTGGTATTGCACTTTAAAGTCCTCTAGCGGTTTGTCATATCCTCCCATGTCCGTCATTTCATAGGCAAGATCACTCAACTTTAAAGAACCCTCTACAGCTTGGTTGACTAAAGCATAGTACATAATCTTCGTATCTCGGTGATTATTAAACTCTGTGAAGCCTCTTGTTAAGCGCAGAAACTTAGTATCGTATTGCACGTAACCCTGGTCTTTCGACCAGGCGCGGACTATACCTTCATGAACCCTTCTACTAATAGGTTTTTTCGCAGTTACCTATCAGGACTCATGCCCCTCATTTAAATGGTGTGTTTTCTCGTGACATGTTTTACATAACCATCGTACATCTAATGGTTTGTTATAATCGATATGGTGGGCTTCTAGAAAAAGCTCCTGCTTACAATCTTCGCAACAAGATGGTTTAACTAACTTACCTGATTTTACTGCCCGCAGCACTTTCTTCCGGGCGTTTTGCTTCAAGTTATAGTCAGGTCTGCTACGATAATTCTCTTGAGCTCGTTGTCTAACTGCTTTACCTGCCTCTGTTTGAGCATATGCTTTCATCTTCGCATTACGTTCCTCTCGCTTTGCTTGATGAGCTATTCTTCGCTTTTCTTTTAGGTCAGGGTCGTTAGCTTGGTGCTCCTTAGTTCGTTGCTTGCATAGCTCTTTATTATTCTCATAATATTTTTGCTTATGCTTACGGGTAGCTATCCTATTACACTCTCTACACTTAGTAAGCCTAGCGTATTCTTGGGTTCTTTTGCGAAAGTAACCTGTGAGAGCAAACTCCTCGTCATTTTTAAACTCTTTACATACTTTGCATTGTTTCATTTATGTAACCTCCTTATAAGAAGTCACATACACCATTTCTCACTTTGCCCTGCGAAGGCTCAGCTCAGTCTCTACAGGCCAGCTACCGTCACCAGTATTGTACCCACGGTATTGCCGTGCTCTATTTGATAGAGTTTAGGGTTCACCGTTATGAGAGGGGTTTTACAACACCCATGTTGTTAAATGTTGTGCCCGACCTTTACAATATTCGGGTCAGCTACAAAATCCCGGATTAGATCATATATCTCAGCTAGATGACCGGGCAGCCATTGGAACTCTTTATGCTCTAACGGAATGGTTATACCTGTTCCTTCTGCTAGGCACAGAGAAATTACTAAGGCTTTTGCACCTGGCATCCACGGCTTTAAGGTATTGGTCTCTAAATCCCACGAGGTAATTGGTGCTGCGGGAATATCCTTTTTGAATATCTCTCTAACTCGCTCAATATCTTCTACATGCTCGTACTCTACTGGTGCGGCCTCGAATGCGCGGTCTCCCTGGTCGATGTACTTTTTAAGTGTACCGAAATCTGCTTCGATAACTCCTGTAAGGTTTGGATTGATAAGCATGTTTTCAATACTGTTCATAGGGAGTACCCAACATTCGTGTGTTAGCTCGTCCGGTAAATTCCAGCCGTTAACGTCTTTTAGCTTAGCATGGAGGTCATCGATCTTACTTAGGAGAGTATCGTATTCCCGCATTAACGACTTACTATCGTTCATTCGATCTCCGTAAGCCATTAGGAAGGACTCTCGCTCCTCATCAGCCATCTCTAGCTGCTTTTCGAGGCTTACACGCTTAAATTCATTATCCATATCGTTCTCTTTATGCTCTTCTACCTCTGGCGGTGTATACTTTACTGTCACCTTTTGAGGAACTCCACGCATCTTGGTGATCTCGCCCTTACCTAGGAGAGCTTTACAACCGATGTTACCGGATGGAATAATAATATCTGGCTTCTCTTGTACAATCTTTTTATATAGGTGCGGGTACTCCTTACTCGCTTCTGTTTGTTTCACAGCTTTATACTTTATAGCTCGATCGTACTTGTCTCGTTGAAGGACAGTCGGGACTAGCCCGTAAGCGTAGTCCACATAGTACTCACCGCGTTTTAAACCTAACCCGCCCTCGATCAGCTTCTTGAGGATTTGTCCAGCTTTTGATTGGAAGAATACGTTTGAATAAGTACCATTAACCTTCTTCATATGATTCTCTCGAACGTACTCTTGTAGAAATAAAACCTTTGTCAAATTATTTCTCCTCCTCTTCTAGTTATGTCTCTAATTCTACTATATGTTATACGCAAAGTCAACAAAAAGAAGAAGAGGTTATTCACTCTTCTTCGGTGGTAGTTCGATCTCCTGTAGTCTTGAAAGGAACTTTACTTTAGGGACTCGCTTAGCTTCTTTTGGTATGTACTTTTTGTTTAGCCCATCGTAGCACTCCTTAGCGGCTACATCTATGATATTAATCTTTAATAGCTTACCGAACTTAATATCTTCTCCTTGGCTTACTACGTCTACGATCACGTCTTCCAGGTCTTTTAGTACCTCTTCAATGTCTCCTACACCGTATCCGCCTTTGTGTGCTACTAATCGTGCGATGTCTTTTCGGTTCAGCATATTAGTTGGCCTCCTTTGGATAGCCACTTTCAAATCGCTTGTTGTCCTTACGAACCATCTCTTCTACCCTATGTAAATCTTGTTTTGAATCGCACACAAGCCAGATGTTCATTTTCCAGGTGGATAGAGGCTCTCTAAGGTACTGGAAGCATTGATACTTATAAGTAGCCTTTAAATGGTACATGCCATTGTAGAAGACGTAGAATGGCTTATGACGGTCTTGTATCTCCTGCTCACTTAATGCAGGGAATGAAATGTTTACCTTGTCTACATGGTAGCGTAGAGGGTATAATGAGAATAAATAGTCGTATACATTCATATCCGGTAATACAATCGGTACGTCAATCGTTACTTTGGTTGCCATAGACGCTAGATGGACGTTACGTACCTCCTCGAGTGAGAAGTCCTTCTTGCATAGGAAGATAGCCTCCGACTGGGGAATTGCTGCTAGACGACCAATTACAGGGATAGGAATACGGTCTGCTGTATAGTAAGAGATATATCCCCCATGATTAAAGATTTTATCTTGTACTGTATCATTACCATAGCGCTCTTTGTAAATAAGATATCGTTTCTTATTACGCTTGTTGAATCGGGTGGACTTCTCTTTTAGCTGATCCATCTCCTGTTCGATCTTCTTTTCATTTAAACGTGTCACCTTTGTGAAGTTTGCCTCTTCTTGTTTTGTTGTAAGATTTAAATTGTGGATACGATCCGAATTAAAAATATTAAGCCTTCGCTGTCTCGCCATTGTTATTCTCTCCGTTCTATAATATGGTTATAGTCTCATTATACCATAAAATAGAAAAGTAGAGAGCTCCGGAGACCCGAAAAACCCTCTACTTTGTTGGTTATTTTACTTTCTCGTAAGTCATATAGAAAATGTCACTTTTACAGGGGTACCTTTCACCGTTAACCCCTGTAATAATATAATCCCCTTCTGTTACAGCATGTTCCCCTTCTAACGTTTTGATAAAGGGGATTTTATCCTTTTCGAAGTCCGGAGTAAACCCTGCATCGATACACTCCTGCTTAGTAAAAGTACCAAACATAGGGATGTGGTATTTAAAGTAGTCTTCCATACCCTCCTTATATACCTCTGCCTCGATTACAACTGGTTTCTTTCTATATTTAGCCATCTACTTCTCCTCCTCTTTTTCCTTACATTTATCACACAAGACAACTTGACGGTGTACTTGCCATACTAAGCCTGCAACATCCTGATGACAGTCCCAGCATTTAACTGGAATGTGACCTCCACCTGCCTGGTATGCTTTCTTAAGCATGTCTGCTACGTGAGTAGGGTGCATCTTGTGCCCTAAGATTGTATGAGCCATACATTCTCCTAACAAGTCTTTTAATACTTTATTTTCTTTCAAGATACTTTTCACCTGCTTCCTTTACTAGTAACCGAATATGGTCATACGTCCCGTAAGGTAAATCAATACCAGTAGCTTTTTCGTACTTGTGAAAGATGTCTTCAATAGCTTCCCCAGCCTCTCTAATACGTCTAGCCTCTTCAATACGTTCGCTTTCAGTCATCTGCTTCCACTCCTCAATCGAATTTAAACGCTTCTGCTTCTTTACTTGCCATAAACTTACGGTAGCGTGTTCGTGCTGCACTAATGAATCGATACATCTCGTCGATTGTACATACTGCGTAATCGAATGTTGTTTCTCCTGATTGGATATCGATACATGCTTCGAAATTGTGGTCTAGTGATGTAATAATTACTGATCCGTTATGTACTTCTAAGTTAGTTTTCATTCGCCGTACTCCTCCCAAGGCCCGCTTATAATGTGCCACTTAGCTTTCTCTAGAAATACCAACTCGTCCGGTTGGATGACGAAGTGCTCATCCATGTCTAACCCATACAGAATTAATGCTGTACCATTTTTATCGTATGTTTTAGTATGCTTAATTAGATAGTAGTCGTAGTTACCTAAATCTGGGGATGTAACATACCCCTGCTTCATAATTGCTACTGCTTCATCGAAAGATAAGTTAGCTGCCTCCATTTACTTCTCCCCCTTACTGATTGGTTTGAACGGGTATGTTTCGTTTACTAAAGCGTTTCTTAGTCTATCCATTACAGCGAGTACATCTTCTTTTTTGTTGACAATAAAGTTTACTTCGCTACCTTTAACCTGAAAGTTAATTCCGTCCCTAGCGTCCTCTGTAATCGAGAATAAAATTTCGTGTTTACTCATTTACTCAGTCTCCTTTCCTACTACGTAAATCCAACCAGGTTCCAGGATTTCCATTAAGCCTCGATCTTTATAATCTCTAAAGTCATCCACGTTATCTCCGTAATGCATTAGGTACGTCTTGGCTTGTATGGACTCAGGTAATGTCATCATCTCTTCAATACTAGCATGAACATTATTACGTGACTTAGCTGACATCTGACAGTCATGGAAAATAGCTTTGTATCTTCGACTAGCTCCCGCAATTAAACCGATATCGAACAAGGTATCTGCACTATAGAATAAGTCATCGCCAATACCGATAGCATAACTATCCATGCCTTCTACGTGTTCCGTTGGAAATAGTTTTAACTTCACGTCTCCTATAGCAGAGAATATAGAGTGGTCAGCACTAGTGTACATCACATGCACCATAAAGTAGTCCGATAAGCCGTCTCCATTAGACTCTAATCCAGCTCTTAAACAGTTCTCCCATAAAGATTTCATTAAGCTAAGGGGAACAAATAAGTCCATCTTACGTCCGCCTAGCACGAACTTATTGTATAGCGCTACTTCTTCTAACCCGCCTACGTGGTCTGCGTGCAGATGACTAATAAAGATACCGTCTATATCCTGTAATGAGATATTAAGATCATGCAGCCCTTTAGGAACTGTGTGCCCACAATCTAAGAGTAAATTGTATCCTGATGGAAATTCTACTAGTGCGCTTGTATTACCGAACCTCTTTGAAAATGCTGATCCTGTACCAATCATTTTAACTTTTAACATTTACTTCTCCTCCTTATATGTTACAGCCTATATACAGAGTCTATCATACTATTTACTGCTTGTCAACAAAAAAAAAGAAGACTATTAAAGTCTTCTCTTACCTATCAAAGGTCATCAAATCCGTTAGCATCCGAAGCCTTAGTATACTGACGAGATTTCTGTTCGAAGAAGTCTGTTTTTCCTAAGTCTACTTCTTGGTATGCAATGATCCAACGTAGAGGGTTTTCGATTGGTGCATCCGGGAATGCTTTACGGCCGAATCCAATTTGGTTACAACGTTTGTTAGCCATATACTGAATGTAGTTTGATAAGTCCTTCATTGTGATACCATCAAACTTCTCACCGATAACTGACTCAGCCCATTCGATCTCTAAGCGAGCAGCTTCCTGGAATGTTTCCACTACAAAGTCCTCTAACTCTTGTGTACGATACTCTGGGTTCTCATTTAATACTTCTTTAAAAATCTTTTCGAACAAGCCTACATGCAGCTGTTCATCACGATTAATATAGTTAATCATTGTAGAACTAGCTACCATCTTCTGATTACGAGCAAGGTTATAGAAGAAAGCAAAACCGCTGTAGAAGAATAGACCCTCTAAGATCACATCGTACACCATCGATTTTAAGAAATTCTCTACAGACGCTTCCTCACTGAATGCTTTATACCCATTTGTAACGAAGTCATTACGAGCACGTAACTTCTCGTCTGTTCTCCAATATTCAAATACTTCATCTTGTTTTGCCTTCGGTACTAAACTAGACAGTACATAGGAATAGGAATGGTTGTGAACTACTTCCTGTTGCGCTAGGACAATCATTAAGGCATTAATAGAAGAGTCTGTAATATAATCCGCTACTTTAGCTGCATAATCTGATTGAATGCTGTCTAGTAGAGCTAACAAGCCGATAATCTTCAAGAAGCTCTCCTGCTCGTCTTTTGTTAGTTGCGGAAATTGCTTAATATCCTGGCCCATATTAATTTCAAAAGGTGTCCAAAAATTTCCAAGCATTCTTTTGTACTTAGGAAATGCCCACGAAAAGCGGACATCATCCCAGTTTAGAATATTAGAGCTTTCTCCGTTAATAATTGCTGTTGATCGGTTAGGTGCGTTCTCGTCCATGATTTTACGTTGTTTCATTGTGTTTCTCCTCCTAATTGGTTGTCCGTTTTATTTATTAGCTATGACACGACTCACATTCTGCGATCACTTCCTGTGATGTTGAACGTACATAGTAAGTAGTCTTTAACTTCTCTCTCCAAGCTGTCATGTGAAGCTCTAGTAAGTCTTTAGCTTTTACATCGTTCTGTACATATAGGTTAAATGAGATTGATTGGTCAATATGGCGCTGGCGTTTTGCATTCTGTTTAATGCTCCATAGTTGGTCAATTAAATAAACTGATTTGTAATACCAAGTTGTAGCTGGTGATAAGTCCGGTGCAGTTACTGGAATCTTGTAATTCTTTTTCTCTTCTGAATAGAACTTACGGAAGATAGGGTCGATACTTGCTGTTGATCCTGCAATAATAGACGTTGTACCATTAGGTGCTACAGCCATTAAATACCCATTACGTACGCCGTGTTTATGTACTTTTTCTGCCAGGTCAGTCCAACGATCAGGGAACGAAAGTTCGTCTACAGTATCATTAGGTAGGTACCCACGTTTAGCAAAGTATTCACCTGTGTCAAATTCAGAACCAGGAAATGCAGGATAGTGACCTTTCTCTTTTGAAAGCTCCATAGACGCTTGAACAGTTAGGAATGCAATATCTTCGTAAAGGCTATCACAATACTCTACTGCTTCGTCTGTTTCCCATGCAATTTTTTTAAGAGCTAGTAAGTGGTTCCATCCGAATGTACCTAAGCCGACTGCACGGTACTTCTGGTTAGATAACTTAGCTTGTAGTACAGGGATATCATTCAGTTCAATTACATTATCTAACATACGAATTTGAATTGGGATTAATCGCTCTAATACTTCGTCTGTCACAGCACGAGCTAAGTTAATAGAAGATAAGTTACATACTACAAAGTCACCAGGGCTCTTTGTAATAACGATCTTACCATCTTCTGTTACTTCCTCTGTTACGACTGTTGTTCCTTGGTTTTGTGTAATTTCTACACACAGGTTTGAGCAGTAGATCATGCCAGCGTGTTTGTTTTGGTTAGCACGGTTTACTGTATCACGGTAGAACATGTAAGGTGTGCCTGTCTCTAGTTGAGAGATCATGATACGTTTAAAGATTTCGATAGCCGGTACTGTTTCGCGAGATAAGTTTTCATTTGCTACACACTCTGCATATTTTGTACGGAATGAGCCGCTACCTTCTTCTTCATCGTAATAGTCTTCGATTGAGTAGCCCATCACTGTACGTACTTCGTGAGGATCAAATAGGTGCCAATCTTCTCGAGCTTCTACTTTCTCCATGAATAAATCCGGTAAACAAACTCCCGTAAATAGGTCATGTGTACGTTGGCGCTCGTCTCCGTTGTTTAGGCGGGCATCTAAGAACGAGAAGATGTCTTTATGCCATACGTCTAGGTATACTGCGATAGCACCTTGTCGCTGCCCTAGTTGATCTACAGATACTGCTGTATTGTTTAACTGTTTCATCCAAGGGATTGTACCAGAAGATACACCTTTAAATCCTCTAATATCACTACCACGGCTTCGAATGTGACCTAAATAAACCACGTAGTCCTATGTTTCCATAGGCGCTGACTATATCTTACAGTGTTTAACTGTCCTTGCGCTTCCAACGGTGATAAAATCCGTTGTACTCTACTCGCTTAATTAGTTTTCACTAACGCTTTCGATAGTCGATACACTTTTCTCAACAAGCACCCATTTAAACCCTTTTGCAGTCTTGTTTCTCCCGGCTATTACATGGTTGATAGATACGCTCTTCAATCCATTAGCCTTGCTAGCTTCTTTCATGGAACTGTAGACTGCTAAAATTTCACCTGTTTTCGGGTCAACTTTTGCGACCCTTTTGTTCATCCCACCATTGTATCCTTTTCTTCCTAGTACGTCAAAACCGTGTACGACATTCTCCTGGTATGTACACCACTCTAAGTTAGAAACGTGGTTATTCTGCTTATTACCATCTTTATGGTTGACTAATGGTAAATTATCTTTGTTGGGTAAGAATGTCATTGCTACGAGACGGTGAACACGTAAGTAGTGTCTAACTCCGTTCTTTCGTAGTGCAGTTTTAAAGTAGCTGTCTTTATCAGGCGTGAACTTAAACTCTCTACGAGAACTCTTTTTTCTAATCTTCCCGCATTGAGTTATCTCATAGTCTTCAAATCCAGGTATGGTATGCCACATTATATCCGCTCCTCTCTTGGAGCTTGTTGAGACTTAGCACGGGATTGCCACCACCATTACGTGCTGCGGTTTCCCCGTTAGCCCTCTATTGAGGACACCCCTTTTTCTTGGGTTCACAAGGTTTTACATCGGCATTTATAGTTTACCGATTCCTCCACCATTCTTACTTAACATAGCAAGGTCTGTGTTACTATCGTAGATACCTCGTAAGCTGTCATCGATTGTATCAATAAAGCAGCTAGAAAGTTGTCCGTAGCTTTTACCTGCGTTAGCTAATGTTGGTGTTGCTACTGTCATATATAAACTTGATAGAGCCCAGTACGATTCTTTAACTAGCTCGATACGTTTCTCTTTCTTCTCCTGGCTCATTAACGTCATAGCGATAACAAGGAAACGTTCTTGTGGTAATTCGTATACACGCTTGTCATGCGATGTTGCTAAGTAACGATCTGCTAGTGTCATTAATCCAATGTATGTAAATAGTCCGTCTTTAGAAGGGTCAATCACTTTACCTAATTCGTTAATCTCTTCTTCTGAATAAACCTCTAATAATTTCTTGTTGTAGATACCTTGGTTTGTAAGCTCTACTAGTAACTCGTAGAATGAACCATACTGATCTTCTTTGTTGTAGTTACGATTTTCAGCAGCTTTGCGGTAGAGGTCAGCTAAGTAAGCATCAGCAGCTACGTATGTCCAGTCTGGCTCTTCCATTGAGATTTTCTCGAGTGCAGCTAATGTCATAGTTACAGTTAGCTTATGAGAGGACATACCACCTTTAGCAAGGATAACGTCTGTGATCTTCTCCTGATATGCTGATAAATCGATAGAAGGGAATTTACCCTCTAAGCGCTGTAAGTGTGTATCTAATTCCTTTAATGATTTTTCTTTTAAATTGTCCGACATGAATTGTTCGGCTCCTCTCTAGATATGGTATTGTTTAAGCCTGTATTTCTATTATAACACATAATATAGTACTTGTATAGCCTAGAGTGTAAAAAATTTACCCATACCTAGTTTAACCTAGATATGGGCGTTTCTTACTCGTATTGGTCTGCGTATGCATCCCATTCTACTGTTTTACCATAATGTTTTAAGTCCTCGATAGGGACTTTGGTGAACGTATCCAAGGTGGTAACAATCATGTCAAAAACCTGTACCTCGTCTCTAATAGTTTTAATTGTTACTTTCGTTTGCATTACATCGTAAGTTTGTAATGCGTTTAGTTGACCATACAGCCAGTGAGTGTAAGGAACCATAATAAAGTCTTTCGCTCTGTTACGTGAAAAAATTAGCATAGGGGTTCTCTTAACCCGTCTAGCATCACTAATCACCTGAGCTAGCCATTCTTTTGGTTGTCCTATATCTAGGAGTATATGCTCCATAAGCCAACCTTCCCTATTCTTCAACTCAGTTACAAAAGGGAAGTCCGCTTCGGGAGGGGCTACTATGTCCCCTGCTATACGGTTGTCTGTTCCCCATCTTAGTCCTCCGCTTGCGGGAGTGCGAGAAAAATTTCCTCCCCACCAGCTAGATAGGTACTTCGCAATTTTTCTTTCATAGGTAGAGCCCTTATTTTTCGAGTTAACCATCATTCATCCTCCTTATAGGTAAACTTCCAACCTTTATGGTGGTTTCTTTTACCCTTTACGCACATTGTTATCTTATTACGATCTAGCCCATGCTTTCTACCAAATTCAGCTAGTTTGACGAAGTGATGTGTGTTACCAAAAGGGTCTAGCCCTTGTATCAATTTCTTCCTCTCTACCTTCAACTGTAGTTTCTCGAAAGAACCGGACTCTGCGTACATAAACACCCAGTCTCTATGTGACCGCACCCGTCCTGATAAGCAATCAGCTATAGTTGTAGCGTTTAGATTATTCTCTTGTGCAAATTTTTTTGTATTGTTGAATGTAGCCTTACGACCCTCCGGGCCTATAGCTAATATAGCTTTTTGCCTATTTGGTTTTATTTGTGCATTCTCTTTAGCACTAATAAAGCAGCAGGTATCGGGAGAGTAAACCTTATTTCCAGGGATCAGATAATCCTTATCTAGCTGTAATTCACCATTGAGCAGCTTGTCTGCGTCATACCCCTTAACCTGGTCTATTGTACTAAAAAAGTTTTCTAACGCCTGCCACTCCTCGCAAACAGTAACACCCTTACCTCCGTAGTTTTTAAAACTGATATCCGCAGGTCTGTAGCATCTGCTCTTCATGGAGTAATGTAGGCTCCTTAGTTTAGTGTATAGCTTATTGTCAGGATTTCGTGTGCCTTTTGGAAAACTAACCATAGATTACCCTTCCGTAGTCTCTTCTTCTAACTGTTTGCGAGCTGCTTCGATTTCCTCTCGGTGCTTTTGTAAAGCTGCTTCATACTTCTCTTTTGCTTTCATAAATGTTTCTTCTGTTGCGCCCATCTCTAACAGTACAAACTCTTGAATCTGTGTGCGGTCTTGTAGCTGCATAATTACTTGTCCGTATTGGCCTGTCATCTGGCCTACAATCGCAATAACATCTGCTACTGTAACTGTTTGTTTTGCAATGCGCTTAATACGTTTAGCCGAGTTCTCGTCTGCTAGCTGCTGTGTAATTGCATAGTTTACTGCATCTCGTAAGTCTTTTGCTTTAACTGGTTCTTGTGTTGTGTATTTTGCCATTATTCCTTCTCCTCCAATAGGTCATCCTCTGAATCTGAGAATGTCTGTTTAATTTTAGTTTGTATATCTTCAGGTAATGCTTTTATGATGTCTAGCATTCTAGTTTCTGTTACTGCTTGTGCAGCGTCTATGTACCTAATAAGATCGTCTGTAACATTTAAGAATGCGCTTGCTACATCGTGCAGGCTTACAGTTTCATCTTTTGTTTCCTCTAACATGGTCTGCAGCCCTTCATCCTTCTGCTCGCGTAAGTAGAGGATGTTCTGCATAACTTCTAGGACTCGGTTCTCACTCATTTCTTTTCTACTCCTGAGCTACCTCTGCCTCGCTCACCTCTATTAGATGGTGGAAGATCTTTAGACGGCTTAAGCTTAGCAACAATCTTGTCTGCAAAGAAAATCTGAACTAAGCGAGTTCCTTTAGGTACATAGATCGTTCCTCGCGGTACAACCTTCTTGAATACCTGCTTCCCGTTTCCTTCCTCTACCGAAGGGTACCCGAGCATTTCTGTCTCTTCTACAAAGAACTCACGGGCTGCCTTCTTAACTGGGCTAGGAATCTGGTTAAGTGGAATTCTATTCCCTTTAACATCCATTACAAAATCTACTAAACTGTTGTCGGCAAAGGTGTTACGGAGAATTACACCAATCTCTCCACGGTAATTTCCTTCAATCACGCCCACGCCATTCGATAATACTAGAGGCGTGTTACAAGCAATCCCACTTCTTAAAGAAGCTAGCATACCCGCTTCAAATGGATCAAAGGCAACTCGTAGGTTAGTAGGGATTACCACCGACTTAAATGTTGAATGCGGTACTAAACATCCTTCACTAGTATAGATGTCAATACCAAAATCCCCTTCGTAGCCTTGTGTCGGTACAATTAAATCCTTGTCTTCTAAATAAAGTACTTCAATTTCTTTCATTTACTCTTCATCCTCTCTACCATCATCATAAAAGTTTAGTTTAGAAAACCATGGATGGTCTCGTTTAATTACTTCTACTTCGGGACTTTCCTCGTTAGTGATAAGCTCTAGGTCTATCAAGGCTTGAATGTACCCGGTCATTTGATAATCTATTTTATCATGGTAGTAATCTCCTTGAAGAAGCGCCTCGTCAGTCTCGAGGCTTACCAACGCTTGCTCCTCTTCGTGGTAGAAATTTGAGTAGATAACTAACTCCATTCTATCTCTCCTCCTTTATAATGTTTCTAGAATTGCTATCTCGGTTCCACCTAAGTATGTACAGGTATATGCCTCTTCTAGATCGTAAAGACTAAACCGCCTAGTAACCATCTCTTGTGCTGCTTCTTTCGATTCTGCAGGGATGTGTACTTTCCCGGTAGATGCATCGAATCTAAATGAGACATCATCACCTACAAGCTCGTAAACTAGTCTCGATTGGTCAAACAAGTTTTCGCAATAAACTACTAATTCCATTTGTTTTCCCTCCCTTATTTGGTACAACCTTATAGTATCATAGAGTGTATGTTACAGTCAAGCACTTTCTACGAATTTAATAAACTTAATTTTAAATCACCTTCACTGTCGGCAGGGAAGGCTTGGTTGATAAGTTCCTGTACCTTTTCTGGGCCTAAGTCATTTGCGTCATAGGTTTTGTCCCCTAGCACGTAGAACAACGCTCTATCGGGTGCCTGAGCCTTTATACGATGTGCAGACTTTATCATCTGCTCCCAGGCATCTCTATCCAAATATAAATAGATTGGTAACTGCCTATCTGCTGTCTCGCGGATCAGGAGACTAACCTGTTCTGCCGTGATTTGTTTTCCAAATGTGGCCACTCCGTTATTATTGGGAATAGTTATAGCGTCAAAGAAACCCTCGGTTATAACGATCTTATCTGTATACTTCGCCCAGTTTAAGTTGAAGATGGTATTATTCTTTGAGTACTCTGTTGTCTTAGATGGGGCATTGAAAGATTTGATAAACGCTGTCTTGTCTAATGCACGAGTATTCCAGTACATTGGTCTACCTTTATCATCATGAGTAAAGAAAACAAGATGATTATGTAGCGTCATCATCGTACCATCCGTCTTCTGCACGTCCCCTTGTATTACATAAGAGATGTTATGACGTTGGATGTGCTCCATTGTAACTCCTCGACCGTGTAAGTAGGCGAAGAACGGGTACGCTTCCGGGTTGTTAAAGTTAGTAGCTAAGGGTTTACAGTTTGTAGGCGGGTAGGGACAGGTATAGTTAACCTGTTTCTTCTCCTCTACCGGCTTACCTCCTTGTGCGATGAACAGCATTAGCATTTCTTCACGAGACAGGTTTCTTGCCTGCTCCGATACAATTAGACTGGTATTGCGTTCCGCCTCTGCATCATAGTCATATGTTAGTAGAATATCTGCGGCCTCATAGTAATTAACTTCGTAGTATTGCTTTACAAAGGTTACTGGGTTTCCTCTACTATCACACTTAAAGCAAATCCATAACCCTGTTTCAGCTTGTACGTAAAACTTATGTTTTGTATCATCACAGAAAGGGCAGCAGAAACGTGTTTCTCCCGCGGCAAACTTTTCTCCGCCCAATTCCTGTGTTAATAGGTCTAGGAACATGTTATTACCTTCCTTCTTTGATCTTGCGCATTAAGTTAAGCATTGCATACATTTCACCAATCTCCTCTAAGAAGTTTAGTTCAGACTTAGTAGCGACATCATAAATGCTCTCCTCTTCTTCTAATCTACCTAATAACCGATCCTGTAGCTCAGTATGTATGTTATGTAGAACTTCATAGCCTTCTTTAATGTCCTCCATCGTATACTCTTCACTAATTGTTTTGGGTACTCCAAT